GTCGAGGGTGCGCCATCGTACCTAGAGCGCTCTCAACCGTGCTCAGAAACAATGTCACCTGTGAGTTAGGGTCGTCGCCGGTTGCGAACAGGTATCCCCCGATGAGTTTGCCGCCCCAGAACACATCTTGCGCGCGATGGAGCCACGTTGGATCAACGAAGGAGTTGCCCTGGGTCGTCTTGTTGATCAGCGCGGGGCCTAGAGCGAACGGGTCAACCGTGACTTTGTTATAATGGGAGAGGTCGGGGAAGGTGATCATGGTGGCTGGGATCATGCCGAGATCACCTCGATAATGACTGAAATAACCATAACATCGAGCTCCATCTAATGTTCATCTTCGGGCAGGCCGATGTACCGTTGCATGTATTCGAGGTGATTGGTTATCGAGTGGAGCTTCTTTTGTTGCGCTTCGGGATTGGCGGAAATGGGTCTATCCGGTTTGGCAGGCGGTGCCCGCTCAATCTGACGATCTTGAATCTGAGGAGGCGAAGGAGCGGGTGGTTGCGGTGCCTGCGAGGTAGCCTCATCAGAGCACGCTGAAAGAATGAGCAAAGCTGCGAGCCAAACATTCATCTTTTGGCGCGGCCAACATCAACACGCAAATCGCCCAAGCCGGTGAGTACCGAGCCGATAGCCGTCCGCATTTCGGAGCGGAACGCTATATCGTCGCTATAGTGGCCGGCTTCCATCTTTTCGAGCGCGTTAAGCCGCTCCTCGTTAGCCACCTCCTTTGCGACGATTGAAGAGATCGCAGCCGTGTTATCAGCGCGAACGCTCGCAATCTGGCTCGACATTAGCCAAGTGGCTGAGCCGATTATCATGGCGGCCGAAACTGCTAAGGCAGCGATATGCGTCCAGCCATTCATCATACGATCAGGTAATTACGCTTACCAAGGCACTCAGGTCAAATAAAGAACGCCCGGAAGGTTCGAGCTTCCGGGCGTTGCCGATCTCAATCGGAGAGAGCCTTTAGAACTGAGGCCGTGCAGGACTTCTCACTTCCACGTAGGAAAGTACGCTTACCTAGCACTTAGGTCAAGTCAAAGGAAGAGCCAAGCGCCAAGCCACATTATCCCCAAAATCAAGCCCCACACGCTAAGAGCCGCGATCGTGGTTATGAGGAAACGGTTCCGTGTTGAGAGCAGATACTCTTGCTCTTCGCGTCTAACCCAAGTCTCCAGATCCATTTCAGAACTCCTCAAGTATGAGCCGCAGCTCGTGCGGTGTGGACGCATCTGCGATTGCGGCGGTAGCGCGCTCTTGCGCTTCGGGCGTGGGCAACAGATCCACCCAACGAAATGCTCTCTTTCGCAGGTACAGCATCGATGATCGGTGAGAGCGGTAGTTGAGTAGCGCCAAGATGCGGCGCCGCTCGCGTTCCCAATCGCTCATTCGTAACCTTCGCCGCGAACCTTTACGCCACCAACGGCTTGTTCTGGAGATAGCGTACAGCGCCAACGGACATAGGTGAATCCAGGGGGAATGAATCCGTCGTAATATGGGCTTCCGCCTTTAACTGGGGCGTGGCAGGTTTGCCCATATTCAGGGATAAAGACTTCTACGCAAGGCCATATGCCAGCCAGGCAATATGTCTCGTATCTTAAAGCTACATTGGACATGCCGCTTGGGAAAAAGCCGGCGGGTGGTCCCCCGCTTTGCACGTCTTCGCCTCCGAGTATGCCCCACGCGAATAAGCCGACAGTGACGAGGCCGAGGCCGAAAGAGCTTGTGCGGTTCATGACATCCTCCGAGGAGGCAGTTGATAAGGCTCAACTGCCAAAACCGTTGTTACTGAAGCTTATGGATCGCCCCCACCGGGGCCGCCGATATCAATATGCTCTATGATTACCTGCGGCTCTCCGGATGGGTTGTTAAACCGAGTATCCAGCGGCCCCCCAACATCCCCGTAATAGCTTCCGCCTTGGTTGTATCGGAAGCCGCGAGGCGATGTACTACCGTGGAGGTAAACCCCTGGCGGTTTTTGCCCCGGATACAATACATTAGCCCCGTCTGGGGGCAGGATCTTGACTGTACCCGTAGGCGACATGAACACGTTGGGGATGCTTTCGGGTGGAACCGGTGCTTTTGGATCAATCATGAGGCGATCCATATCCCCGATATAAGTGTTAGCCCACGCTGTAGCGGCGTTTGGGGGGGCACCGTAGATAGGGTAATCGGAACCTACCCAAGCGTATGGAGCCGGATTACCGCCATCTTCTCCCCAAGGGATCTCGAATGGGGAATTTAATGCGCGCGGATTTTGCCCCGGCCCCATGTAAACATTAAACTCTTGATTATCCACGAGTACTCGATGTCCAAAAGGGGTTGATCCACCCACAGGATCATCGTTCGAGTTAAGGAAACTCTCTACGATGTGAATTACCCCGTCGAATAGATATGGGATAGCCGCGTACCATCTCTGAAACAGAGATTGTGCCCCATTGGGATTGGCGACATATACATCCAGAACGGAACCGCCGAAGTTCCTATATACTGGGCCGTTGCGTGGATTGCCGCCGGGAGGATAGATTGGGTACGATCCCGGCGGTAGGATCGACACCTTGAAGACTTCCCCATGAACCCCGTTGAGTCCGAAGATCGGACGCGTTTGTCCAATTCCCGGCGGTGTGATCGACTGCATCATAAAGGTCGTGAACCCCCATGGTGTCGTATAGAAGTCAAGTTCGTGAGCGTTGGCTGTGAAGATGCCGGTGCCGGATAGATTGACTAAGCCGGCGGGGAACGACCCATCTCCGGGGTTTCCGGGGAATTTCACTGCTGCGTTTGCTGGTGAAATAATGGTCGGAACTAGATAGCTTAGCATCTTCTGCGGAAACGCTGATTGCGCGAGCGCCGCGGTAGGTGGGATAGCACCCACCGCGACGGCGCCCGTAATCAGGCGCCGTCGAGTGATGGTCATTACAATCTCCTTAGTTTATTCAGATAGTTGATCCGACTCGGGATCATTAATTGTGGCTATAGACCTGAAACCAAGCGATGAAAGGCAACCCTCCTGTACCCACTCCCCATTGGCCAGTGCCAACACCTACGAGGTAACCGTTCGTCATGGCGTGGACTATGGCCGCATAGGTTTCGTCAAAGTCAGGGTTAGGTGCATTACCGTATTGTGGATATAAATTATCAATCTCGTACCACGTTCCGCCATTGAGATCAGTTATGACATAAAGTACCTTCGTAGTGCCTGGTTCATCATAAAAGGCATAGCTTATAACGTGATCGGCTTTGGCCGATCCGATCGTAAGAGCTAGTGCGCAAACGCTAGCCAGAAGCGTTTTCATTTTTGATATCTCCATGTTTTGGGAAATTAAGGGGTTTTGTCCGGACCCCTCGAAACCGTTTTAGTAAGCGACGTTTATTTATTGGCCTTCTTTAGGCGGGAAATTGAGATTTAGGAACGTAGGTAATCCGCCGCCGCAGTTTGATGGTGCGGTTGCGGGATCAAGACCGACCAACTGACCCTTGCCTGTCAAGATTGCCTCTTGATAAAGAGGCCCGGCTTGCTGGCTACCGCCCATGCCATAGCGCTGAACAGTGCCATCCGATCGCACTAGGTCGAATGCCACACAGCCACCTACTGCCAAACCGCCTTGAGCTCCGAGTCCTACATGGACATTGTTGATTGTGCCCTGATCGGCGTAGGCTGGGAACGTCAACGCTCCGATCGCCAGCATAGCGCTGGCAAATAAAGCTTTTTTCATTTGTCTCTCCTGATTTTGTGCAGATCCGCTGCACGCGGTAATTTAAACGGTTATTTTAGGGAGCGCCGGGAGTTACGTGAATTAAAATGCCGAGTTCTCCGCCGGGAGTGGCAATCGTTTGGCTTTGCAGCGTTCCATTGTGGTCTTTATAAGCGTGGGAGTTGTCATTGTAAGCGAAGGCACCGGGACATGCCGTTACGCCACCTGTTGAATTGCCTTGAATGCTGACCCAAGCGAGCAGATCACCAGCGGTGACGTAGAAATGCGCTGTATTGAAATCGCCTGTACCGCCAACCTTGGCTGTGGAGCTGGCTATCAGATCGCCGCTGTAGCTGGATAGCGTAATTGGATTGTTGACGAGATCGATACCGGTCCACCCGCTCGCGGCCCCGAGATCGTATAACCCGATTTCCGGATAGGCGGTAGTGTCTGTGGTGCTGTAGGAACTATTCTCACAAAGCCAATTCTGACCTTGCTCAACAAACATATAATCGACATAACCGGAGTTATCGACGACCGCAGTACGATAGACAGAGCCTGGCGCCCACATATTGCCCGGTCCCATGCCGGGAATAATATAGCCATAGTTGTCGGCTAGCGCAGGCATGGCAAGCCCGGCCGCAAGCAATCCGGCGCTCGCTAACATGAGGTTTTTCATCTTCTCGTCTCTCCTGATTTTGTGCAGAGCCGCTGCACGCGGGGAACTAGGCGCAACGCTTCTCTTGGTATAGCTGCCCGAGATAAGCGCGGCGATCTTCAAGTGCGGCCGCATCAGTGCTAGCCGCGCCCTTTAGATCCATAGCGAACCATATAGGCCAGATTAGAATGCCCACGAGTCCGGCAGCGACGTTCTGCGCTACCTTGCCACCTTGCTCGGAGGCAAGATCGGCCAATCGCCTGTCTCCCGCCGCTAGCTCGGCGCGAATGGTGGCGCATGATGCTTGGTTATCTTGCGGTTGAACCAATGGCACGGGCGCCGGATCGCGTCCGGCGCATGCCGCGACTAATGCCGCAGCGCATATAGCTGTAAGTTTCATAATCTCCGCTCCTATGGCACGGGTTCCGGCAATACCAATGCTCGGCGATGGTTTTCGAGGAGTCTGATTAGCTCATCTAATTGAACAGGGTCATAAGTGATCCATGCTAGCGGCTTTTCCTTGATTATAAGGGTCAAAATGACAGCCGATTGATCGGATTTGGTCTCTATATCAATCCAGTTTTTCATTTCGGTTCGCTCCAGCTTGGGTTAAATATCGCGATTGGTCATGAGGCTGATATGCCAGCGGCCATCGTTCATTTGCCAGACGTACCAGTTTCCAGGGTGAGCTTGGAGCTTTCGCGCTTCCCGCGCGCCCTCCTCGGTCTCGTAACCGCGTTCAGATGCTTTGAACGCGTCGCTCTTGAAGTAGCCTTCCGGATAATACGTCATAGTCTCCGCTCCTATGTCCGCTATGACGGGCCAGAAGCGCGGCGGAAACGCGCGTGTCGGGATGCATGCCCTATCTGGCCCGATGCTATTATGCTGTGAAGTTGCTCACAGCCATCCGGTGGAATTTCTGGCCACGAGAAAGGAAATCGCCTGTTCGCGTGTGTCGTAGCGCGCAAAGCTATGCGTGCAAACGTACTCGAATTGCCGAATACCGATTTCCGAGACGGTACCTTTATACTCACCATCTACGTACACAGCCCAGTCTCGCTCGCCACGTTGATTAATCTCAATCATGAGTTCTGCTCCTGGTTACGAGCTTGGCGTCAGTGTTCGTTACGCTGCGACGCTATTCTGGAACTTAGTTGCGATGGCAGTTGACACCGCTTCCGCTATTAGCTGGCGATAACGATTACGCCCTTCGCCGACGCTCATCCAACGCCATTCTGGGAACCGGCGAGATGTATCGTTGTCTCGCAGCTCGCAAACCCACGACAGCTTAAGGGCCACGCAAAGGCTAGCGAACAAATCTCCTGGCTCGTGCGAGTTATCGGTTTCAGCCCGCTTGTGTACGAGTTTGAGCGTCTTCAACATCCTGCTGGCATCATCAAGATCAATCGAATAGACATCGCGATATTCGATATCGTGGCCGATGAAATGGATGTCGTCAGGCGATTTCGCATATTCTGCGCTGACAAACCCATCCATCCCGAGACCCTGCATTTGAAGACCAACTAGGTGTTTCGGCTCGTTATCCCGATACGCGCGATATTGATCATCGGACGATATGCCAAGCGGCTGATCCTGCCTATCACCCGAATGCTCGCGACGCATGACCATCGCGCTCACATGATGGCAGCCGTGAGAATACCTGGTGTAAATCTGCAAGCCATAGGTGATTTTGTCTGTCATTTGGGTTCCGCTCCCGAATGCTAGGGGTTATCGATTTAGACCGCGACGACGCAGTTCTGCTGTCAGCGTCATAGCATGTGTTGGCATGCCGCTATCATCCCATAGTCCTGGGGATGTCCAGAAATTGCACCACGAACCTTCGTAATAGACGCAGGAATGTGGAGCAGAAATATCTAGCTTCCATACCTCATAGGTTCGCCTGGCTTGTTCGCCCTTCCGAATTAAAGCGCTAAGGCGAAAAGGATTAGGAAAGCAAGCGCCGCTATAACTCCTCCGCCAAGCGACGCTAAGCCATCGCTACCGTTGCCTATGGCAGAACGATCGTAAAGCTTGTGTGATTTTGGTCGACCTTGTGGAATACCGCCTGCACTCGTCATTTGATTTGCCTCTCTGAATGAATGGGTTACGACCGAAGAATGAGGGGATTACAATTCATAGGTTTCATCACTGAGCAAATACGGTTCGCGCTCGAATCGAGCTTGTGCCGTGAGCGCACGTAACGCGCTAGTCCGTGTTTCAAATGCGGTTGTCATAGACGTCCAATAGCCGGAGATATTCGACGTTGCGCGGGCTTGATAGCCGCATCCCTCGCCATCAGTCCAAATGCGGCCGATAAGATGTCCGTTAATCCAGACGTTTTCGCAGAGCGCATCGCCATCATCGAATGTGATTTCAGTTGTAGTATCAACCATGTTCCACTCCCTCAGGTGCATATGCGCGATCGAGCGTCGCGAACGACGCGATAAACGCTGATCGCCATCATAATAAGCATCGGTCCTAGGATGCTGCTGTAGAAGGCAATATCGTTCATAGGGTTTCGCTCCTAAGCTCGTCAGGCGCCGACTCATACGGCGCTACCCTAAGTGCCATTTGCATTGGGTTGCTGGCCTTCCCGATTCAGTTTGGCGATCGCGTCTCGCCCTCGACCATGAACATAAGGACGCTTTGTCCGTAACGCAATCAGAAATAATCCTATGGGAACCTCACGGAGAACGAATCCTACGTTCTCCCGCGTATTCCCTGAGCCAAATTGCTGCATGTTCCCGAATCGTGCTCAAAACAGCCCTAAATTGTGCCGTTGAATAGCGGTTTCGACGCGCTATCTCAGCCTTTATGGAGCCGATCGAAGCAGCTCATATCAAGCGTCGAGAGATGCGTTTATCTCAGGCTAAATTCGCCCGAAAATTCGGTCTGATCACGATCACCTACGCGCAATGGGAACGCGGCTCACGAAAGCCCGATCGAGCCGCAAACGTGCTACTCGCGACCATCTGCCAATTCCCCCACGTCGTCGAACTCGCGGTGAAACAATGCTCGGAAGAATGAAACAGATACACCAAGAGCGTCAAGACTATGCGCTTGATCTGCAACGCCAAGGATACACGCTATCAGACATAGCCGCGCGCATCGAACGCCTCGATGGCGATGGATGCGTCTCACTCAAACAAGCGCACATGCTCATCCTCAAAGCCAAGGACCGCGAGACCATGCGCCAAATGCAAGCCGAAGCGAAAATCCGCCCAAATGAGCATAACACCTACCCCCTAACGCTAAGAGACTCTGAGCCAGATACAAACGCATGCCAAAAACGCCGACACATAAAGAAAGAGGAGAGGGACACACAAACCAGGGCGCAGCGGCAAACGAAAACGCGCGCATCAAGCCTAACAGACACGTAATCTGTTCCTTAGCGAGCGATATCAAGCACGTAGGTGGCGAGATGGCCAAATTGTCTCTAGCCTGTCCCTAGTTTTTGGCCGCGAGGGCGGAGTGCCGGGGGGAGGGGGCAATCGTGGGCTCTCCCGCTCCATCGACGTCCCCCGCCTGTGTGTCGCGACTCAGATTTTTGAAAATTTTTGGGGATTTTGCGGAGCGGTGTTAGGTTTTGGTTAGTGTATGTGGTTTGGGTAGAAAGGCTTAGGAATTGGCGCATTTTGGCGGGATTCATGGGGCGGAGGTATCGCGGTGTTTGTTCTGCGGAGGGGTAGGGAACGGGTGGTGGGATTGTTCGTGCGAATGGGGGTGTAGGATCAGGGATGGGAAGCTACCGCGGCCGAAGACGGTGATGCGCGGCGGGGTTCCGGTGATCGAATGCTGTGATGAGCTACGGGCTGCGGCGCGGCTCGCGGGGGTGGTGAGGGTTCGTGACGAACCTGGTCGTGTCACGCAACCTGCCGAGTCTGTCACGCAACCTGATGAGTCTGTCACGCAACCTGATGAGTCTGTCACGCAACCTGCCGAGCGGAATTGTGCTAGGTGTGGAGTTGGGTTTGTGCCGAGGCACCCACGAGCGGTGTATTGCTCGGACGCATGTCGGCAGCAGGCTTACCGAGCGAGGGACGAAGGGTGATCAAGGTGATATGGGGGATGCCGAGCAATTCGACGGCGGAGGTTTTGGATTTGTATCCAGCGGATGGTCTGCTGGTGCGCCCCCTGAGGGAGATAAGTCTCTCCACGCCGCCGGGGGGCGCTTTTCTTAGGGAGGGAGTAGTGAGGCACGTAGAGTTGCAGATCGAGTGTCCGGACTGCAAGGGGTTGGGGAGGGTGCCTGCGGAGCCATGGCCGAAGTTTTGCGATCGGTGCAGCGGGAGTGGGAAGGCGCCGGCGATTGCGACTCCGGAGGGGATCATTCCGAAACCGAAACCTTGTTAGTAGAGTGATCTCGTGGTACGAGATGGGTATGCCGTCTTTTGCTGTGAGCGTGCGTGATGCGGCCTTGGAGATCTCGGCTGCGACGATAAGTTCGGTAGTACAGCAGATCCTTCAGAAGCTAGCGGCGATTGACGCGACATTACAGCAATTGGTGGCGGCGCCGTCGGTTGGGATGTTCAACCCGCCGGCGGGTCTTGTGAAATCCGTTCCGATGGAGGTTACGGTGAGTGTTTTAGAATTGGAAGTTGGTCAAACGGCGACGGGTACGCTGTCGTTTAGCGAAACGACTCCGCCTCAAGATGGGGCTGTGGTGAGTGACAGCCCGGCGGTTACGATCACTTTGGATGCCGACCTTATAACTTGGCATTGCCATGGGGTTTCGGTAACGACGGCGGCGGCGAATTGCACTTATACGGGGACGAGCGCGCCGCCGGATGTTGGCCCGGCGCAGGTGGCGCCGATGGTGGTGACGGTGGTTCCGGTTCCGGTAGCGGAGACTGGCGACTTCAATCCCCAAGGGGCGACGATCACTGGTCCGTAATGCCGAAGACGGAGAAAGTTTACAAACCGGAATTCCCGGAGCAGGCTCGGAAGATCCGTCAGATCCTGGGGGCGACGGACGCTGAATTGGGACAGTTCTTCGGGGTTACGGATAAGACGATTGGTCATTGGAAGGTCCGTTACCCGGAGTTTGCGGCTGCGCTGAAGTTGAGCAGGGCTGAGTCTACGAAGATTGTGGAGAGCCGGTTGTGGGCGCGGGCAACCGGCTACAGCCATCAGACTCAGAAAGTGGTGCCATCGAAGGATGGTCCCGTGGTCGTTGATTATGTGGAGCATCTTCCTCCGGAGACGGTGGCGTGTATTTTTTGGCTGAAGAACCGAGATCCCGAGAATTGGCGCGACGTGTGGAGGATTTCCGGTGACAAGGACAATCCGATCCGCGTCGAACACTCTTTAAGACGGGATCAGATGGCGCAGATGATCGAGGCCCGGTTCAAACTGATTGATGCGCCTACCTCCGACTCGTGAGGCGGCGATCTCCGCTTACGCGGAGATTATGGAGGAGGCCGCGAAGGGCGAGGACAGAGTCCAGCGTTTGTTGGAAGCGCAGCGTCAACTCGCTCTCGCGGATCTCTTCTTTCTTCTTGTGGGGGTTTTGGATCGGGGCGACGCGAACCGGGACTGGATTTTCGCCCGGTGTAGAGAAGTGCAGGCTGCTCCTAACGGCTATCTCGATCTCTGGGCGCGAGAGCACTACAAATCGACCATTATCACTTTCGCGCTGACGATCTTCGATATTCTGCATGACCCGGAAGTGACGATCGGGATTTTCTCGTTCAACCGGCCGACTGCGAAGGCGTTCTTACGGCAGATCAAGCGCGAGTTTGAGACGAACGAGCTTCTAAGGTCGCTCTTCCCCGATATCATTTGGCGCAATCCATCCCAGGAGGCGCCGAAATGGTCGGAGGAGGAGGGGATCATTCTGCGTCGCCGGGGCAATCCCAAAGAGAGTTCAATTGAGGCGTGGGGGCTCGTGGATGCTCAGCCAACGTCCAAGCATTTTCAGATAATGATTTATGATGATGTCGTGACCCGGGATACGGTTACGCATGGAATGATCCCGAAGACGAACGAGGCATGGGAAGCTTCACTCAATCTCGGCACCGAGAATGGGGTATCACGTTACATCGGCACGCGATGGAATTTGAACGATACCTATCGGTTGATCCTCGAAAGGGGCGCTGCGATCGAGCGGCGCCATCCTGTGACGAAAGAAGGCACGGCTGAAGGTGAGCCAGTCCTATGGACGAGGGAACGGGTGGCGGAGCGCCGTAGATCGCAAGGCCCATACACTTTCGCGTCACAGATGCTTCTAGATCCAACCGCCGATAGAACCCAAGGCTTCCGCGACGAGTGGCTGCGGTATTACCGCGCCGGACGGGACGCGAGCTTTAGCCGGATGACGAAATATATTTTGGTCGATCCGGCGAGTGCGAAGAAAGCGACGAGCGACTACACGGCGATGGGAGTTGTCGGGTTGGGCGAGGACGCAAACTACTATTTACTTGACGCGATCCGCGACCGGCTCAATCTGAAAGAGCGTGGCGACGCGCTGTTTGCCTTGCATCGGAAATGGAAACCGAACGGGGTAGGATACGAGAAATACGGTATGCAGGCCGACATCGAGTATTATAAGGAGCGGATGGCTGACGAAGCGTATCGTTTCGAGATCACCGAACTTGCGTGGATGCCGACCGACCATTCGAAACCCGATCGAATTCGCCGATTAGTCCCGCTCTTCGAAGCTGGAAGATTCGTTCTCCCCGAGAGAATAGCGAGGATCGATTACGAAGGCCGTCCGGTCGATGTCTTGGCTCAATTGCTCGATGAGTATCGGGCATTCCCCGTCTCGTTGCATGACGATCTCTTGGATATGCTTTCGCGCATCACCGACCCGAGCCTAAGAGTGGTTTGGCCGAAGCCCCAAGAGCAGCAATCCGTTCTCCCGCCGCAACAAAGCTATGATCCGTTTGGCTCCTATCGGGGTATCGCGCGGCAGAGAGATTATGATCCCTTCCGCCAGAGGACGATGCATTGATTGTCATTCGTGAGATCGATCCCGAGGAAGATGGGTGGGTCAAGATTGGTCCTACGGTATGGCGCCGAGCGGATGGGTCTCTATTTCAGTTTCCTCCTGGGGTAAAACAGAAATTAGCTAAAATGGAACGCGTATCGGGGGTTCTTAATCTGATGGGGAGGCGGTCATAGGGGCGATATTTGGCGGCGGTCCCAGCATAGCTGCTCCTCCCCCGCCTCCTCCACCTCCCTCTCCTCCCTCACCCAGCACGGCGACGGTGGGAGCTGCCGGAGCCGCATCGCAAGCGGCGATGACCGCGGCTGCCGGTGCTGGGTTCAATCAGACGCTCCTGACCAGCGGCCAGGGTGCCGCTACTCCGACGACGGCCGGGAAAGCATTGACGGGCCAGTGAATGGCTGAGCCGTTTTATCAACGGGCATCGCCGTCACTCTTAGCCTTAACCCCGGCCGATCCTCCTCCACGTAGGCCGGTCCCGAACGAGAATTGGAATGTCCTATATCAGCATCTCGAATCGCGGATCGCGGCGTTCTATACCTGGCGCCTATCGTGGTGGGAGGCGCAGGGCGAAATCGCGCGCTATGAGTTACCCTATCGATGGCATGCTTTCATCACTGCCAATACATTTGATCGAGGGTTGCGTAAGGATAATCTGATCGTTGATGAAACGGCAACTATTGCCGGGCGGGTCTGCGCTGCGGGCATGATGTCAGGGTTGACGGACCCTGATCGCCCGTGGGTGAGCCTAGGGCCAGCGATGCCAAATATCGAAATCGATCAAGCTGGCCAGCAATGGCTCGACGACACGGCTGATGCTCTTCGCTATCTGCAGGCGCACTCGAATTTCTACGAGAGTCTAGCTGTCGCCTATGAAGATTTGGTGTTCTTCGGCAACGGGGTAACGATTGATTACGAGCATGACGCCAACGGGCTTCACTGCGTAAACTACTGCGCTGGAGAGTATTTTTTGGGTGTCGGCTTCGACTTCTCCGATTTGGTGTTGTATGCCGAGTTCCGCTTGACAGTTGGGCAAATTGTCGAGCGCTTTGGGATCGAGAAATGCCCTGATGAGATCCGCCGGATGTGGGCGCAGAAGGGTGGCGCCTTAGAGAATGAATTCATTATCGGGCACGCGATCGAGCCAAACTTCCCAGTGCGCGGGCCGGCGGGTCAAGAAGTGGGGGTTGTCAAAGGGGGGTTTACCTGGCGCGAAATCTTCTGGCTTCGAGGAAAGGCTGGCGACGGGCCGCTCTCGGAGGCGGGGTTCCGCGAGATACCTTTTAGTAATATGGGATGGCATCGCGTCAGCAACGATCCGTATTATAGAGGACCAGGTTCCGATGCGCTCGGGGCTACGATCCAACTACAACTAGAGACGGCACGTCAGGCGGAATTGATCGAGAAGATCGCCCGGCCATCGATGGCGTTCGATATCCAGCTGCAAAATCAACCGACCTCGACCCGGCCGGATGGGATCACTTGGGTCAACACGGCGACCGGGAAACCTTTGGCCTATCCGATCTATGAGCCCCCCGCGGCGGCCGTGGCGCCGATCACGGAAAACCTCGTACAGATCCGACAACGCATAGAGACCATTTTCTATAACCCGTTGTTCCGCGCGATCGAGATGCTCCGGCAGGAAGTGCGTGGCAACGTCACCGCGACCGAGATCGATGCGTTGAAGGCCGAACAATTAATGCAGCTCGGGCCGGTGATCGGCCGTGTCTACGAGGCGATTCGGGGGCGCATCCGCAGGCAATTGGCGATCATGCACCGAGCCGGATGGATCAAACCCGTACCGGAGAGCCTGCGCCGCACCCCTCTCAAAATCGATTTCATCTCGATGCTGACGATGGCGCAACGCGCCGCGGCGACTGCGGCAATTACCAGGGCGTGGGCGTTCGCCGAGAACGTGAACCCATTGGCTCCTACCGCGCATCTCAATCTCGATCCGGATGAATCGGTACGTGAAATGGCGACACTATTAGGTGTGCCGGCGCGCATCGTGCGGGCGCCGGCGATGGTCAAGAAACTCCAAGCCCAAATGGCTCAACAGGCGCAACAGGCACAAGCCGCGCAACTCGCGATGGCCGGCGTCGGGGCGGCCAAGGGACTTTCGGAGACACAAATCGCACCGAATAACGCGCTCGGCGCCTTGGTAGGTGGCGGGCAACAAGGAGGAGCATGATGCCGATAGACGTGCCCTATTCCCTGACAATAATGTTCCATGGGGTGAATCATAAGGTTGTGCTTTGGTTCCGCTCCGAGAGTGCCGCTATAGAGGCGTGGACAGGGTATATAAAGGAAATGGACTCAAAGCGGGGTTATGACAATTGGGTTGACCCTTATCTGCAAAGCGATCGCGGGGCACGCGTCTATTTGGGCTATCCGGGAGGAATATTTCAGGCTGTCATTCTGGAACCAGCAATTCAAACATGAGCCGGGAGCCCGAATTTATTACCAAACACCTGGACGCGTTGAGGGTGGCGGAAGAGTGCTGCGAAACGCTGAAGATGAACGCCGTTGAGCCCGCACCAAGGGGGGCCGTTTACGCAAAATTGGTTCAAGCAAACAAGGAATTGGAGGGCACTTGCCGGCAGATGTTCCACTGGCGCGGCGATGACGCCAGGTGGTTGAGGTTAGGGAGCCTTTATGCCAAAGCCCTCAAGGTGATGGCGCGACTCTATCTTGGTGAGCGCTGGGAAGAATTCGGGGATCTAGCGTATATCTATAGAATCGGCTTTCGCCGGCTGATGAATCTGGCCGAGCGTCCAACGGGTCGTGGAATCGAGAAATTCATCCTCCCTGGCGACATCAGTCCGTGGTTTGAACCGAAGCGAATAATCCATTGAATAGCGCTTCTCCGCGAGAGGATGATGCTAATCGGGTACGCGATTTCGATGGCTCCGATCGCACGCAGGATGATGAACAAAAGAAAGACGTTGAAATTCGCCGCGTTCGGCGCGAGAATTTCCTGGTCCGTCTACTTAGCGATCCTGACGGGCGCGAATGGATTATGGAGTTGATGCGCGACTGGAATGTTTTTGGGCCGATGCAATCGGCGACAACGCCAACGGGACATCCCGATCAGATAGCGACGGCATTTCTTAGCGGTCTCTCTAAAGCGGGATGGCGGATTTGGGCGGAGTTGGATGAAGCCTCCCCCGAATTAGCCTCAGCAATGCGCCGGAATAAATAATGTCCGAAGCCCATCCCGAAGCTGTCCCAGAGACGCCTGCTCCCGTAGAGCCTCCGGTTGTTACTCCTGTTGTGCCATCTGTGGAACAGCCGGTCATTTCTCCTACCGAGCCACCCGCGGAGTCTGTTACACCATCTGAGCCACCGGTCGCTCCCGCAGTCCCATTCGAGCCGACGAAAGCGACCGGCGATCTTCTTGGGAAACCACCGGAAGCAGCACCAGAACCTGAAGCAATACCCGAAGCTGAACCGGAAGCAGCACCAGCACCTACTCCCGAATCGATCACCTATGATTTAAAGTTTGCCAAGGGACTTAATGTCCCGGCAGACGATCCTCTACTTGCTAGGTTCACCCAAACCGCGAATGAATTACGCTTGGCGCCTGAAAAAGCGCAAAGCCTGGTTGATCTTTACGGCGAAGCTGCAACCAACTATGCTCGCAATCTCGAACAGAGCCTCGTTCAACGGCAATTCGATGTTTTTGCGAATACGGTCAACGCTTGGAAAGAACAGTCGGAAAAAGAACCCGAATGGGAAAACCGCTTCGAAACCGTTCTCCATGACGCGCGTCGGGCAATCGATCTCTTCGGCGGGACGCCAGAACAGGCACAAGAGACGAGAGAAATGCTTCTCTCGTCGGGTACGGGTAATCACCCGGCGGCGATCAGGCTACTTTATAACGCGATCAGCCGCTTCGAGCGATTGGAGGCTACCTTACAGGCCGAGGGTTTTGCCGACCGCCCGGCGATCCAACGCGCGCTTGCTGATTTCCGCAACCCGCTTCGCGAAGCCCGACCTGGTCCGCGGCCAACCCCGACTCCGGTGATGGACCCTTTGCACCCAGCCGATCGGCGTTACGGTATAGGAAGAGAGTAGACAGCCCACATAGATTGCCGCTTGGGCAACGGCTTTCCGGCAGCGTCGCGAGACGCCGCTCTCCCTAGATGGAGCCCTACTAGATGGCGACTGGTTCGCAACTTAGTCTGATCGACCTAGCCCGACGCACCGACCCGAGTGGGGAGGCGGCCGAGATTGCTGAGCTTCTATCCATGGCGGACGAGATTTACGATGATCTCGTATGGAAAGAAGGCAACACTAATACGGGCCACGTCTTTACCGTGCGAACCTCGATTCCGCAGGGATGGTGGCGTTTCATCGGGCAAGGCGTGCCGATGGCGAAGACCACTACTGCGCAGGGCCGGGTCAACACCGGGATGCTTGAAGAGAACTCGACTATTGACCGCAAACTCTTGGAAATGGCTGGGGGCTCCCGCGAGCAGAACCGGATGCGTTACCAGGAAGACAACGGCATTCTCGAAGGCATGGCGCAGAACATCGCCGGGCAATTCTTTTACGGCAATCAGCCGGCCAACCCAGCGTCGTTCTCGGGATTTTTCACGGCATTCTATAATACCGTGAACCCGGCGAATTCCCCGGTCGCGGCAAATGTTTTCGACGGCGGAGGCGTGGGAACATCCAACGCTTCGCTGTTCCTTGCCGGTTGGTCCCCCAGGTCGATGTACGGCGTTTTCCCGAAGGGCGCCAAAGCTGGTTTGACGGTTGAGCCGCTCGATTATGTGCAGCTCGCTTACGACTCGCTAGGCAATCCCTATCGAGCAGTCGTCACGTGGTTCCGGCAGGAAGCGGGATTGTGCGTCGAGGATTGGCGGTGGGGATGCCGGTACTGTAACCTCGACGTGACGAACGCCGGTCTGGGTGGCCCGAATGCGGCGGACATTTACGCGACCATGCGTAAAATGGTCCTGCGTTTGCCCAAGATGGCGCGCAATATCAGCGGCATCACCGAAACAGATGCGCGAGCCGAAGCGGGTCTCGTCGTGCGGCCGGCGTTTTACGCAAACCGCACTGTGCGCGGGTACATGGATATCCAAGCGATCCGTGACAGAAACGTCCTGCTTGGCCCCCGCGACTATGCCGGCGGCCCGGTGACAGATATCAACGGTGTACCTCTACGTGTCGTCGACAAGATGCTTTCAACGGAAGCGAGGGTTGTCTAAATGGCTATACTCGACAGCCAGCTCACACTTTCGAGCAATCAAAGCCTTGCCATTGCGGCGCCAGGCGCCCCATCAACTGGCATCATCGATTTTGCTGGCGTTGGTGTCGGCAATGCGCCGCCGAACTGGTTTGGGGTTTCAAACGCGGTGTTTGGCGAGGATATCGGCATCGGCGACGGGGTAAGCCCGCCGAAGATCATGTGCATCATCGGCACGGCGTTCGCTGGTTCGGGCGCCACGCTGAATGTCCAATTGCAGGAATCGATCGATAGCGGCGTAAGCGGGACTCCACCCTATAGCCCGAACGCCTGGACGACGATTGCCGAGACCGGCGCCTTGACCGTCGCTCAGCTCGCTGGAGCGCTCACAGGCAATCTTCAAACACAAAAGATTGCCGAGTTCACGATCCCACCACGCGCGCCGGGTCAAAACCTTCCGCGGTTTTTCCGGCTCAATTATTTGGTTGTGAACACCTTCACTGCGGGCACGATCGCATATGCGGGTATAGCGACCGGGTTGGATGATACTCCGACCTATCCCGCGAGCTACTGAGCCTGATGGCGGGTAGGATGGTTCAATCCGAAATTCGTCTCGGCCCGCTTCGGCCCGCCTCTCCACCTCCAGAATTGGCACGTGATGGGGTGGTGGAGCGCGATCGCGCCGAAGAAAACGCCACCGGTGGATTGCCTGAAGAGCCTTCGGACGCAGATCTCGGCATCGGGCAACAAGATAATGAGATCGGCCCTCAAATTGAGGCGCTGGTTGAGGCTGCGGTGCGCAAGCGTCTGGCTGAACTAGGCGCGGCACCTCCTGATCCGAACAATGCCACCATGATGGCGTTAGTCACGGCAATCGAACGCTCTACATCGGTTCACGCGGCGCAATTGCCGGGCTATCACAAACCTTTACCCGCTGATGAAATAGACCGGCGCGCGCAAGGGTTTGTTGATATGCAGGCGTTGATCGATAAAGCCCGCAGAGATGGCGATGAATTGCGGTATCGCTTGGTAGGGCAGCCGTTGTTCGCGGGAGAGATCGAATATCGGCCGGGCAGCGAAATCGTCACTTTTCTCTATCCAAACGAGCATATGCAGCCGCTGACGAAAGCCGCGACTGCTGTTCATCGAGCATTCATGCAATGGATCGGAGGTCCGCAACAAGGGATTGCCGAGCGAGTCTATGAGGCCGAAATAGAGCGGCGGCAGCGCGGGCAGATTCCGGGAACTACACCATTCCAGAGGGCGGGCTTGCCCGAAAACTCGCCGGTGCAGATTGTTGCCGATCCTCCCGAGGAACGTAAGTTCGATCCGCGCTCCCCGCCTCAGGCTGCGCATGAGATCGCCACATCGGCGCAGCCGTATCGGATCGATTGATATTGAGGTTCTCTCGCGCAATCCCGGCTATAGCGGCGGCGGTTGTCACTGCCGGCATTGTTGCGAGCATTTCGGTACAATCGGCGCAAACAATAACTACGCCTTTTTCGACTGCCATCGTCGTCACGTCATGCGGGACTGCCCCATATTCATCTGGGCAATGGCCATACACGGCCCTAACCCAAGCGCCGCTTACGGAAGACGTGAATGGCAACCTCTGCACCGGCGCGACTTTCAGCGGAACGATCACGGTCGGTACCGTAGCTCAGGGGGCTAAAGGCACCGACGCTGCGGCCGATTCCTGGTATGTCCAGCCTGGCACGGGGGCGGTCTTTCCGATTTCGGCTACCTCACTTCCGCTCCCGGCATTAGCCGCTACGAGCACACTGCAGACGACCGGAAACACTGCGCTAACGACGATCAACACCACGCTCGGCTCGCCGATGCAACAGACGGGCGGTACGGTTGCGGTCACGACGAGTGATCCATGTACGAGTGCGGCTAAGACTAACGTGGCGATCGCGACCAGTTCGGGGAATACGCAACTCGTCGCCGGAAGCGCAAGCAAGAAAGTCTATGTCTGCTCTTATCATGTGCTCGCGGCCACGGCGGCGGTAGTTAGCTTGATCGAAGGAACCGGAGCGGCGTGTACGACAGCGAATGAGGCAGCCGTCTGGGGCTCAACCACAGCGGCGAGCGGCGAGAGTTATGCGGCGAACGGGGGTATGGCTTACGGGAACGGAGCCGGGACTGTCGGCGTGACGGCGACGGCGGCAAATGGTATCTGTCTTCTTCAATCTGGCACCGCGGCGCTGGCGGGGAATTTGACCTACGTGCAGCAATGAAAGGCTTCAGGTGAAACACCGCATTTTCTTGTTTGCCCTCTTGCTCCCCATAGCGGCCGAGGCGCAAACCCAATTTCAATTCCAGACGACACCTTGGCAAGCCTATGCGCCGGGTAGCGTACAATGTGGCCAAGCTTTTGGGGTGAGCCTCGCGGCCACGGGCGATAAGATCATTCCGATCTCGGCACCAAGCGTCCTGAATGGCGGTGGCAGCTACTATATCGACAAGGTCATCTACGCGAACGCCAACGTCTCCCTCAGCTCGGCTGCGGCCGGGATTTTCACCGCCGCAGGTGCCACGGGTGTTACGGTTGTTGCCAACGGTGTGCTCTCGACGTTGACGGCCGCCGCACTCAACGCTGCCGGCAGTGCCTATTCGCCAACCGTCGCGGCGACCACCGAGGCATTCAACCTCAGCCAAGTGTATTTCAACGTCGGAACCAGCCAAAGCGGGGCTACAGTAGATGTTCGGATTTATTGCAAGCCGCTTTACGGAGGCCCGTCGAACCCTAACTGAACCTTCTTTGGAGTCCTACTATGCAATTCCGTAAAATAGCCGCTATGGGAGCATTCGCACTGATGCTCGCCGGCCCGGCTTTTGCCCAACTCAACCCGCCGGCATCCAATCCCGGAAAGGTGACCCAGACCGATCTCGTGCCGATCGTACCAGGTGGGGCGCCGTCAGCAGCGCAGCCGTTTGTGAATCCAGGACAGATTGGCGCTATGCTGAACGAGCAGGACGCGGTCCCGGTGACCGGGTTCTCGATCACTCCGCTCAACACTACATCGCTGCTTTTCCTGAACCCTGCGACCACGCCGCTTGCGACGGGCACGGTCACGATGCCTGCCAATCCGGGGAGTGGGCAGGAATTCTGTCTCCTTGATAGTGGAGTCGTGACCACCTTGACCGTATCGGCCAACACCGGGCAGTCGCTCGTTGGGACGGCGGTCGCAGCCACGGTGGCGGGGACCTCCTATTGCTGGCGCTACATCTCGCTGACAAGCACATGGTATCGACTCCAGTGAGTGGAGCGCCCCCAAAAGGGGCCAGCTATTATGAGGATCATGCCGAGGCGCAGTTTGATGGGATGGTTATTCGACTCGTCATCTGGCGGCGGCGTATGGATGAGTTTGTAGTGCTTACCCCGACCGCCGCGCGGGCTCTCGGCGAGGATCTCGTGCGCAAAGCCGATGAGCTTATCGCACGGGAGAGCGGAGATGCCGAGTAGTAGTGAAAAACAAGCACGCTTTATGGCGGCGGCAGCTCATGATCCGGCGTTTGCCAAGCGGAACAAGATCTCGCAATCCGTAGCAAAAGAATTCAATAAAGCCGATACCGGAACACAGCTTCTCTCTGATGCGGAGAAGCGCAGCGACGAGAAGGCAAGCCGACGCTATCGCGACCGAAATGAACGTCAAGGAGTTGGGTGATCTGCTATGAGCAAATCCAAGGTTGATGATGTACAGGTCGATGATCCACTTGCGGAGCTTCCTCGTTATCGAGCCACATGGACCGTTGGCGCGGTCAAGATCGAAGATGCGAAACCGGAGCCTACGGGTGGGTCTCTTTTGATCCTCGAAGGCTTTCTTCCCCATACCGTGCCAGCCACGGTTGCTCGCTCCGGGGACGTGGACAAGGGGGATTATCTCGTGATCCTGGCGGACGGCACGCAGATGGTGACTTCGGCGACCCTGTTTCTCAGAAGTTACGAACTAGTTGAGTCAACAAAGCCTGCCCAACGTGCTGACCCTGATTGATCAAGCTCGGAAACCAGCGATGGCCGAACGTCGCCACAAATGGAATCCCGGAGGAGAGCGGGGTAAATTACACCGGGAGTTAGGGATCTCTGAAGATGAGAAGATCCCGCAAGATCGGCTCGCGGCTGCCGCTCATTCGAGTAATCCCGAGATCCGCCGCGATGCGATCCGCGCTCAAACGATGGAAGGCTGGCACCACGGCGGAGTCGAGCGGCGTTACAACCGAAAGAGCAAGTGATGGCTGAGGAAAAGACTGGTTCGGAACGCCGTTATGCCAAGCGCGAAGAGCGCGATTCTGGCGAGAAGCGCGGTGATGGCGAAGGCGGTCACAAAGAGATGGAAGGCCGGCACGCGGACGAGCGGGAGACCGAATTCAGAACACAGCGCCGCGAGCGCATGGATCTGCACGGTCAACACCGCGGCGAGCACGACGCGCTTCACAAACGGCAGATGGAACGCATGGAGGCGATGAACCGGCGCCATATGTCGGAAATGGGCGGGGATCAGCCGATGGCCGCTGAGAACGCCTCGGCAGAACCTGGAGAGGGCGGCGGTGCAGGCCCTGCGTAAACATCAGTCGATGGAGTACGACGACGAGGAGAAGATCGATCGGATGCTCGGGATGGGCGCTCCGCCAGATGTCCCGGATTATCCGGAGGGCCTGAGCTTCTCGATCGATAAAGACGATCTCAGCAAGATCTGCGAAGGCGAGCCAAAGCCTGACGCGACATTACACTTCGGCGCGATGGGGACGGCGATCGGCGTCTACCGAGACCGCGAGAATGTGCGGATCGAGGTTGAGTTGAGAGAAATGGCCGGTCCCGATGGAGAATTCGTATCGCTCGATCGGCCGGTAGCGATCCGCCTGTGTGACGGAGATTGCGAAAAGCTGGATCTCGATGATGACTGCGAGAAGGGAGATACGATCCATTTGATCGGCACGGCTCGTGTTGAGAGCACAGACAGCCCTCAATGGGGTGGCGACACTGTGCGCCTGCAGATCATCGAAATGGATGTTGAGGACGAGAGTCAGGAGACCCGACGCTATGGCTGAGGCGGTCTTTCACAAGGAACTTGATAGCAACCATCCGCGGGCGACGCATATCGAACGGATCAATGGCGGCGGTAACCCCGCCTATATCCCCGGTTTGTCACCATCAGGCTGGGAGCGCCCTCGACCTGTTGAGGTTGAGGAAGTTCCTGATAAGAGACGTCGGAAATGAACCGAGGGGGCATCACGCCGCGCCCTGAGAACGCGATTTCCTGGCAGAACCCGTTCCGTCCGGCGCCGCCCTCTCCACCTATCAGCGCTGGTCTCGGCTCGCCCGCGTTATTTTTCGCCGCCTTGTTTGCAGGCTGGCCCTATCGGTTTCTTCCGGAAACCTAAATGCAGGGTACGCTCAGGATTACCGATGCGAACGCCACGCCGCAATCGCTCGTGGAGACCGTCACCGGCACAGGCGCGCTAATCCCGAACGTCATCCTGACTGATGCCACGGGCGGTCTAGCTACCACGGATGGGCTCGGCAACCTCGCAACCGAGGCTGGCGGCGTCAATTCATCACTGAATCTCTCGACCGCCGTCGTCATCAAAGCTGGGCCAGGACGAGTACGTAGGGTTATCGTCAACGCCCCAGGCGGAACATCTGGGGCATTTACGCTCAATGACTGTTCGACAACCGGGGCGGTATCGTCGGCTAACCTTGTATGGACGTTGCCGTATAACGCAGCCGATAATCTTGCGGGCAAAATCTTCCCACTCGATTGGCCATTTAAAGTTGGCGTCGTCTTATCGGCCGTGCCTGTGGGCGGTATCTGCGCAATTTCCTGGGACTGAGCAGATGAAGATCAGATTGCCCTTGGCTCTACTGGTCGGAGTTTTGCTCCATACCCCGGCATGGGCGCAGAGCGTGCTGCAAGCCGGACCAGCGATCGGCGGTCATGTGCCGATGTACCAGCTTGGCCCAGGGCAGGGCTTCGCTGCCGTCGTGGATAGCGGGTTTGCGAGCGGACTTAGCGCTTCAGGAACGCAGACCGGAGCCGGGCTTAGCGAATTGCTACAGGTCAATCATGATCCTGGGAGCGGCCCATTCGGCACACACGTAAGCTTACTTGACGCACCGATAAATAGCACAAATGGCTATCATGCGCTGAGTTTCGATGCTAACGCTTTGGGCGGCGGTTTGTTGTCTTACAACGCTTTCGGGGGCGCGGCGCCACTCCCATTACAATGCGATATCAACGGAATCGTATCGCAATGCGTTGGGGCTACGGTTACGGGGCTACCTGCGGTTCCAAATAACGCCGCTCTCCTTTTGGAGAGCACGGCAGGAGCCTCGGTCGTCTATCGTGAGGGCTTCACGATTCCAGGCGATAGCGGGGCCGCGATCTATAATTACTCTTCTGGCACATGTTCGTTGAACGGCGGCAATGGTGATAACGGCTCCCAAGTAAAGGCATCGGGCGGGGGTTGTTGGTTATTGCATATCCCCCCGGAAGGCGTCTTTCCGGGAGTATGGGGAGCGGTCGGCGATGGCGTGACCAATGATAACGCGGCCTTTACGGCAATGCTAAATTCCAATCCTGGCAAAGTTATCCTTGGATCGCACGAATATTGTATAACCGCATTGACTTTTAATTTCCCGATAACTGTGCAAGGCTCGGCGAGCGGCTCAGATAATGGCCCAGCCGATGGCGGTTTCGTGGCCTGTTCGGCTAATCCTACGATGCTGACCATAAATACGGGAGCAAATGGGAGTAAATTTGATAATTTCTCGGTCTCGCCAGGAACGAGCGGCAGCAATGCGACATCTGGGACAGCGATCGTCGACAATGCCGAGCAAACCGTTCTCACTCGCCTTGTGATTCTCAACGCGTGCCACGCATTGGACGAGAACGGAAATACGAATACTTATCGAGACTGGCGTATCACCAACCCTGCGCTGCAACCGAATTGCCGATTGGTGAGAATTGGCCCTGGGGCCGTTTCTATCGATGCAATGCTCTCTAATATAGCTATCGGTGCTCAGGCTGCTGCAGGACCGTCTTCCAACGGCACCGTGAATATCGGAACAGCCGGTTTCGAATTGCTAAACGAGGGGGGCGCTTACATCGGCGATAACGTGGAAGCGCTATATATGGACGTCGGGTTCATGGTCGATCCAGGGGCCGGCCAAGTCGTGGACGGCGGCTGGATAACGCATGCCGCGTTTGATACCGTCAACTTCTATGGGATTTATATAAACCCCACTTCCTCTAGCGCCCAAATTGGGCAGCTTGTTTTTGACCACACCTGGACAGGCTCGATTGGGCAGATCGGCGGCAGATATGGTCGTACTCCCGGCGTATCGGTGTTCAATCCGGCTGTTGGAGTGGAACTACTCAATACGGCCGGCAGCGGCAATGTGGGACACATTGCATTCGACGGACACCGGATGGAATTATCTGGAGCAATCGGCGTAGATGTCGGGGCAAATGTAGTCGACGTTAGATATATAAATGGCTTCGATTGCGGGGCCAGCTTTGAATCGCCGGGTGTATACGCCGCATATGAGATAGAATCTGGCGGGATGGGCCGGCATGACATCCTCAATAATACGATAGGCGGCACTTGTGATACCGCCGTCAGCACAGTGTTGACAGACTTTGTGAATAATTCGAAGGATGTAGAGTTGAATGTGCAGGGGAATCATTTTGTCGATTATCCAAACACGACGATACAGGGGGCGAGCCCCGCTGCGATAGCGATATTTGTCAATAATTTCAACATTGACACTAGGTCATTGCCTTTGACGGCAGCGGCCTCTATCGATCCTGGATTTTCACCATTGGTCACTCTATCCGGCGCTACGCCGGTCTCGACTATCGGTAGTATATGGCCGGGACGTGTTCTGCGATTTGTCAATGGCGGTGGTGCTGCCTTTGTCACCGGCGGGAATATCGCTGCGGTCCCGACCTCTTTTGGTCTTAGCCAGTTTATCGAATGTCAGGGATTGAGCACGCTTTGGTCATGCCGTTAGATGACCTCATCCATTGACGTGTTTAACCAAGCGCTGGAGTTCATAGGTTCCCAGACCCAGATCGAGGCGTTTGGCGACGGAACATCGGCGTTCCCGCCTGCGGCGAATGCAGCGACTGTTCTCTACACTCCGACCGTGCAGTTGTTGCTGCGCCAGAATAATCCAGATTTCGCGCGCTTTACGGTAGCGCTTACTGTATCCCCCGCGTCCGTGCCGCCTCCGTGGATCTACGCTTACGTTTATCCCGGAGATTGCGTCTGGGCGAGGCAGATAGCGCCATCCGGTCGGTATAATATCTTCGATCCTTACCCGATCCGCGGTCTCGTCTACTTCGCGAATCCTGGGAAATTGATCGCGACCAATCAGGCGAACGCCGAGCTTGTCTACACGACATCGTTGGTAACGGAGAATGAATGGGACGCGGTGTTTGAACAATCGGTCGTGCGTCAGCTCGCCAACCCGCTAGCCATGGCGCTTGCCGGGCGTCCGGACTATGCTAAGGAGTTGCTAGAGACTGCGGCTCGCTATGAACAGCTAGCGGAACTGAGTGACGAAAGCGTGGCGCGGAGTGTGTAATGCCCGTCCCGAGCGTCGAAGATATCTGGAACCAAGTGCTCCGCGAGTTGGGGGTTCGTCGCCGGATTGGTTCAGCATACGACGGCTCCGAGGCTTCAAAGGCTTTCCTCGAAGTCTACGGCGAGACCAGGGATGAACTCCTCCGCTCGATGGATTGGGATTTCGCTAGGCGCTCAATTGCGCTGACGCTTCTCAAAGGTCCACCGCCGCCAGGTGGATACAATCCGCAGACTCCATGGAACTCCACCTATCCTCCGCCAGGTTGGCTCTATGAGTACGGCTATCCATCGGACGCATTAGAATTGCGTGCGATCGTGCCGCAACCTTTCCTGCTGCCGAACCGTGATCCGAAGCCAGCCCTATGGCGGATCGATAATGATTTCACATTAGGTGGCGGTGGTGAGATCCTGACGGGCGGTGGCCAGATACTCACGGGCGCAGACAACATATTGATCGGTGGCTCGGGCGGCCCGTTGGCCTCCGGGACGAAGGTGATCCTAGCGAATGTGCGCAATGCAATCGCGATCTACCTCGCACAGGTTATTGATCCATCCCAATGGAATGTCTCATTTTTGCGGGTTTTGATCACGTCACTCAAAGAAAAGCTCGCTGTACCGCTCTCGCAAAATCTCGACTTGATGAAGTCAGCGGCGCAAGAGAGCGCTGTTGATGCTGCGATGGCAGACAAGCGGAGGGGATAGATGAGGCTCCCTTCGGACGTGGTGAACCGTGCGTTGGATGAACTCGGCCAAGGAAAGATCATCGGTTCATTCGAAGATGGGACCACGGAGAGCGAACTCGCCCGGCGTTGGTACGGGGAGACGTTGCGGCAACTCCTTCGGATGTCTCATTGGTCGTTCGCCCGCAAGCGCAGCAAGATGCAATTGCTCGGGGATCGTCTCAATCAAGTTCCTGACTTCCCTGGTGCGGGGCTAGTCGAACCTCCTTGGCGGTTTTCCTATGCTTGGCCCATCGATTGTGTGAGGCCACGCTGGGTGCCTTGGAACCGGCAAAGCGCGCCAGGATTTCCTCCAGGGAATTTAACTATTCCGCCTCCGTTGACCCAATCGCCGGTTCCACCGTTCGCGGATAACATCTCATCGTCTCATTGGCATGAGGAGACGCCCGCGCGGTTCCTGTCGTCATCAACGGATCAATTCCCTACAGAGATCGGAGTGCAGCAATGGGATCAGATCCCCGATCTCGATGACATCGAAGGAGTTGGCCCGAATACCAGGAGAATTATCCTGACGGACGTTTTCGATGCGTGGCTGGTCTATACCCGGCTTGCATTGGAGATTGAGACTTGGGACGAGCTTTTCTCGCAAGCGATGGTTGATGTCCTTGCTATACGCTTTGCTCCAACCGTAATCCCAGACCCTAAGGAACGCGCCGGCATCGTTGCTCAACGCACAGCGCTGGCGGAACTAGCTATCGGCAAGGCGCGGATGGCGTCAGCCAACGAAGTCGGGTTCCTGCAGACTGCCAGCTACGAGGCTAGTTGGCTAAGGGCTCGCACTGCCTATGGGTACGGCGGCTGGGGCGGGGGATATGGCTCGGGAGCCGGTTATTTCGCGCTAGGCTGGGAGGACGGAGCTTTTGGCTATGGCGGCCAAGGCGGCGGCGTCTATTAGATCGTGAGCGTCCCTCTCATCGATCCGGCGTTTAGTTGGGGAGAAATTTCTCCGTCCCTCTGGGGTAGGGTTGATCTCGCGAAATGGCATTCGGCCGCCGCGACATTACGCAACTGCTATGTGAATTTCCGAGGGGGAGCCTATTCTCGTGCTGGTACCGCTTTCGTGGGGATGTCGCGGCAGACACCCCTCGAAGGCGATCCACCGCCGCGGCTGGTGAATTTCAATTTCAGCTTGCTTCAGAATTATTGCCTAGAATTTGGCAACTTCTATGGTCGGATCATCACAAATGGTGCGTATGTCACTGAAGCCCCCGTAACCATTACCGCGATAAGTCAATCAAACCCCGCACAGATCACGGCAGCCAACGACTTTGCTGCAGGAGATTGGGTGGCATTGGCCGGGATCGGCGGCATGACACTTCTGAATGGGAACACTTACATCGTTGGGCCAAGCCCGACTGCGACGCATTTTACGATCACCGACCTCGACGGGATATCCGTCGACTCGACGGCTTTCACAGCTTACACAGGGGGCGGCACGGCGGCTCGAATCTACACTTTCGCGACACCTTTCGCCGCGTCTGCTGGCTTGCATATGACCGATCTGCAGTATTTGAAATGGGCGCAGTCGGCCGATGTGATGACATTTTGCTGTGTCAATCAGATAACCGGCACGGAATATGTGCCGCAAAACCTCTCGCGGTCTGGAACGACGAATTGGTCATTCGCGCCGCTCGCGATCGGGACGACGGCGCCTACGCCATTCGGGCTCTATGGGAATGCGACAGTCGGGCCAAACTCCAGTTTATCTCCGCCAACGCTTCCTTGCGCCTATGCGTACAACGTTACGTCGATTGATCCGACAACGGGAGAGGAGAGCAACACCGGCGTCCCATTAAACATCACCGATGGTGTTGATATCGCAGAAACAGCCGGATCGAATGTCATCAACTGGGCTAGCCTTGGAAGCGTTCAATTTAAAATTTATCGCGCCCCGCCCTCATATAACACCGGCAATTCGTCTAACGCGTTGCCGGTTCCTATCGGTTCTCTATTCGGATTGATTGGGGAGTCGCTAGGTACGCAATTCGTTGATAGCAATATCACGGCAGACTTTTCGATCTCTCCTCCGCAGCATCGGAATCCTTTTGCGCACGGACAGATTTTGTCCCTGATAATCACTAGCTCATCAAACGATTGGACGGTCGCGAATGCCGTTATTAATACATCGACAGGTTCAGGTGCTGTAATCCAGCCGATTATCAACACCAGTAATCAAATCGTCGCGGGATTCATCAGCAATCCTGGAGGAAATTATTCACCGGGCGATACCATTTCGTTTTTTGGAGATGGCACCAGCGCTACGGGCATTCTAAAGATCGGCCCGCAGACCGGCACCAATCCTTCGGTTGTGAACTATTTCCAGCAACGAAGGATATTTGCAGACAGCCTCAATGAGCCCGATACGATGTGGGGGTCACAGCCTGGGGCATTCAACAATTTTGACGTATCGATCCCGGTAGGGGATGCGGATGCGCTGACGATAACGCCCTGGTCCGAGCAGGTGAACGGGGTGCAGTGGATGCTAGAAATGCCTGGCGGCTTGGTCACGTTCACCGGATCGTCGATCCAGACCGTTCAAGCCTCGGGAGCCTCGGCACTCAACCCCCAGCCGTTGACGCCGACCTCAGCACAGGCGTTGCCGCAATCGAGTTATGGATCGAGTAGCACATTGCGTCCTGAGCGCATCAATTGGAACATGCTCGCATGGGAACCTGACAACTCAACCTTACGTAAATACTCCTACCAGATTTGGTTCAATCTTTACACGGGTAACGACACAATCTGGCAATCATCGCACCTGACTCAGAACCATCAAATCGTAGATACGGCATGGTGTCGGAAGCCCAATTATCTCTATTGGGCTGTCCGAGATGACGGTGTGTTGTTGTCGATGACGTTCCTTGAAGAGCAGGAAGTCGCCGCATGGGCTAAGCATACGACACAAGGCGCTGTACGAGCGCTCTGCTCAACAACGGAACTGCCGATAGACGCTCTTTATCTCTGCGTTGAGCGGCCGGTCGCGCGAGGTGGCACACGCTACTTTATCGAGCGGATGGATAATCGTCTCTGGGAGTCGAGCGAAGATCCGTGGTGTGTGGATTGTGGTGTAGCGACGGTATTGCCGGAGCCCAACGCAACACTCTTTGCCTCAACAAGCGGTGGCTCGGTCATTTTTACAGCAACCGCGGCGGTATTCAATCCCGGCGATATAGGGTCGACGCTGCGGTTCGGCGGCGGGATCGCGGCGATCACCGGCTACGTCAGCTCGCAAGCCCTCTCTGGAGTGTGGGTCTATCCGTGTCAGCAGATTATCCCGGACGACCCTAACGGAACGCCGATGTGGCAGATGGCGGGAAACTGGACGTTGGCGCCGCAGCTAACGAGCGTTGGCCCGCTGCCGTTCGATTTTGAGGGGAAACAGGTTGTTGGGCTCGCCGATGGGATTCCGATCGGCCCGCTAACGATAAACCAAAATCTGGTTGTCCATCTCCCTTTCCCTGCGTCGAATGTGAAACTCGGTTTGGGCTTCACCGCGCAAGTACAGAGCGTCTATCTCGATGCCGGCCAGCCGACGATCCAAGGGCGGCGCAAAGCAGTCAATGCGGTCACGGTGCGAGTCGAGACTTCGGGGCCGATGCAGGCTGGAGCCAATCAGGTTGATGCATCGGCGCAAGCTCCCCCGCCGACATTCGCGACATGGACGAACCTCGCGAGCATTCCGAAGTCGCAGTTAGCGCCGACTTATCCGAGTCCAGGAACGTTTATGAACCCCACACCCATGATGGTACAGCCGTTGTTCACAGGCGATATGCGGGTTGTTATTCCGAGCGCCTGGCAAAAGCCGGGTCAGGTTGCGGCCCAGCAGACGTTACCTCAACCTCTGCAAGTGTTGGCATTTGTGCCTGAGCTGCTTGAAGGGGATCTCCCGGAAGCTACAATTCAGCCGAGACAGCGACAGGATCAACCACCGCAGGCTCGTCGGGCGTGATCCTTCCATGCACCTTAGCGCACCTTCGAGCTCTTGCGCGGGATATGCAACCCGAGGATCGCGCCGAGTTGGAATCCTGCGGTTGGGCGCCGCGCCATGCGCTTATCGCTCTTTGGTGCCGATCCTATAAGCCGATGACGATGTTGATCGATGGAGATGTAGCGGCGTGCGGTGGAGACGAGAGCCAATTGCTTGACGACGTGGGGCGTCTTTGGATGTTCACGACGGCGGCGGTAGAGCGCGCTCCCCTCGCATTCGTGCGAGCCGCGCATCAGCAAATCCGGGAGCGGCTGAGGATACGAAGCTCGCTGATCGTTGATGTGGGTGAGACACATCACAAGGCTCTCCGACTCTATACGATGCTGGGCTTCCGAATTGCAGGAGAGCCGTGTAAAATCGGCAATGGCTGGTATCGTCGTATGAGCATAGGAAAGGAGTGAATGTGGGGTTTGTGGCTGCGGCTGCGCCATTTTTGGCGATCGGCGGCGCAGCGATAAGCGCGCTCAGCGGAGTCAGCAGCGGCATTGCCGCATCAAAACAAGCATCTTATGAGGCTCAAGTCGCGGCCAATAATGCGACGATTGCTCGGCAAAACGCGAATTACGCAACGGCTGCGGGGCAGCAGCAGTCATTCATCCAGGGACTCAGAGAGCGACAGCAGGCGCAGGGTGTGACGGCTGGTATCGCGGCCGGTAACATCAACGTCAATAGCGGGTCCGCCGCGGATGTAAGGATAAGCCAAGCCGAGATCGGTCAAGAGGATGTCGAGACGGTTCGGCAGCGCGCAGCCTTGCAGGCCTATGGGTATAGGACGCAGGCGACAAGCTATCAGGCGGAATCACAACTCAAGACCGCAGAAGCTGGGCAAGACATTCAGGCTGGGTTCTTAAAAGGCATGGGGAGTCTCTTGACGGGCGCGTCGGCGCTTGGCGTCGGGACTAGTGGCAGCAGTGGTCCATCGGCCGCCACGCTGAATTCACTCCCCGATTTCTAGATGCGCGTCCCTTACACGGGCGTTCCGGACGTACAGCCGGCGGGTGCCCCGCCGGAAGATTATCTCCGCATCCAGGCACCTCCTGGAGCATTTGGGGCACAGGTTGCGCAGGCTGGCGAGCAACTCGGGCAGAAAGCTCTACAGGCTAGCGATGTCTATAGCGAGATCGCCGCACAACAGGCGGTGACATCTTGGCGGCAGGAGACAAATAAACTCCTGTTCGGAGATTCATCTGCCGCTCCCGGCTCACCCGAAGCCGTTGGCTTGTATGGATTACACGGACAAGCTGCCATGGAGGCTAAGCAGCCGACACTAGATCGGATCAGGGAGATCACCGAGCAGCACGCAGGACAACTTTACACAAGCCGTAGCCAAATCGCGTTCAACAATGAAGCGCGATATTACCAGTCGCGCATCGAACAGGAGATCGGGCAGCACTACGACAGGGAATCTCAGGCGTGGGGCATTCAAACCAATGGCGATCAAATTGCGCAATCAATCGCGGACGCTGCATTACGACCCGAAAATCAAGACGCGGCAGATCTTGCATTAGGCAGAGCTAATGCAGGAAGTTTCAAGCGATTACAGTTACAAGGGCTTTCTGGCAATGCAGATGCAGTTAATAGGGAACAGCGCGAAAATTTGATCAATATTACCGAGGCTCGTATCAACGCATTAGAGGGTCGTAATACGCCCGAGTCCCAGGCTGCGGCAGCGAAACTTTTCCATGACAATCTCGCTGTATTATCGACGGGCAGGAATTTTGAATCTTTCAGTAGACGGATGAATGCCGCCGATGATAAAGCCACTGGTCGTGCCGCAGCGCTCCAAGCATGGGGCGGGCTTGGAGGTGGCTCAGTAGGACCGCCAGCGCATGGATTGGTCACGCCGCAGCAGGTATCGGAAGCGGCTCAGGCTGGTGGCGTTGATCCGAAGCTGGCCAACGCCACCGCAGCGATTGAGAGCGGTCACGGATCTGCTGCCGAAAATAAGATCTCCCCGAGCCATCAAGGCATCTTCCAGCTCGGGCCAGATGAACGCGCGGCTGCGGGCGGTTCCCGTGAGAGCATCGGATCGCTAGATGACCAGGTGAAGCAGGGAGTGGCTACGTTAGCCACGGTTAAGCAAAACCTAGCGACATCCCTTGGGCGCGAGCCGACGAATGCGGAGATATATCTTGCGCATCAGCAAGGCGTCAGCGGCGCAACGAAACTGATCAATAATCCGAATACGCCTGCGGGCCAACTCGTGCCGCCGGTCAACATAAGTAACAATGCTGGTGATCCGAACGCTCCTGCATCGCAGTTCGTTCAAAATTGGGAACAACGATACGCTCGCGTTGAATCGCGGTTCTCCACTGGCGGCGCTCCAGATACGGCCGCGCCACGCGTCCCCGGCGCGCAGCTGGCATCCGCCGGGCAACCGCCAGCCTTAGCTAATGCGCCGACGCGCGAGGAACTGATCGCCCGCATTCCGGAAGGTTTGTCGGATAACGCCTATGCCCATGCCTACACAGAAGTAAATCGGCTCTACTCCCATTGGGAACAGGCGACTTCATCAAGCCGCGCGCAACTCAAGCAATCGATCCGCAACGGCATTCCTATGCTGGAGGACGGCCGCGATTTTCCTTATGACGAGAATCAGATCCGTTCGCTGTTACCTAGCGATCAGGCCGAGACCGCAATCGACCTCCTTGCCGATGCGAAAGCCGTGGGCCAGCAGAAGACGGCGGTGCAAGGCATGTCACTCTCTGACGCACTAACACAGCAAGCCGCAAACCACGCGCAACTCGCGAACGCGCCGCCCGGTGAGTACATCAGGATGAAGCGCATGGCCGATGCCTTTGACAAGGCGTCCGACCAGCATTTCAAGGCGCTCGGTGCCGATCCTGCTGGATATCTGTCCGGAGCTAATCCAGAGATTGAGCGGTTGCGACAGATGGCGAGCAACGAGCCTGCGGCTTCCGCTGCTCAGGAACGCTCTGCTGGCCAGCCGACCGCATTCGAACGGTACGCCTCGGCGCTCCTTGAGGAGGAGGATCGTTTGCAGGTGCCTCCGGCAGCTCAGCATGTACTAAGCACGACGGCGGCTCCAGGGATCGTACAAAGCTTGATGGCAGATCCTGCGCAGGCTCCAGAGAAGATGCGGCAGATGCAGGAAAGTTACGGCACGGCCTGGCCGCATGTATGGAATGATCTCGTGACCATCGGCAAAATGCCAACCGCCTTCCAAGCCGTGGGGATCATAGAGCCGCACATGGCGATGCGGCTGACCCAGGGGCTTGCCGATGAGCGGGGTGACGAAACGAAGAAGGGTAATCAGGTGTGGGAAGCACTCCTCGGAGCACCAGTAGTGACCGGCTCGTCAGGGGTGATTCAATCGACACGCAATGGACCGGGAATGCAGGACTTCCTGACCTCGATGCGCACAGGTGGGGCCACGGCTCCCGAGATGGACTCATTCCTGCACGCAGTGAACACAACGGCATTTTCGCTGATGGTCCACGAAGGACTTCCCCAAGCCGATGCAGTCGACAAGGCGGCACGATCATTTACTAGCCTCTATGGCTACATGGGGAATGGCGGCGCGCGAGTGCCTATCGCGCAATTTGACAATGTGACGCGCGCAGCATCAGCGATGGTTGAGACGTTGAGTTCAGATTTCGTGCGCGTACCTCCGGGGTTCGGCGATCATCCCGGCGCACCTTCAGTGGCCGATTACATTGAGGCGATCAAGGGGAATCCGACGTGGGTAAACGGAAGGGATGGAGTCGAATTGATCGACAACGGCGGCCGGCGCGTATTGGGTAAGGATGGCAAGGGCGTCTCGATCCCGTTCAATACGCCAGCGCCTGCGGCAACTCCATCCGAGACGCCGACCGGACCACCTGTGCCGCCGTTCTAATGGTCGATTTTCTCTTCTCAACCTTACAAGACGAGCCAGAAGCATCGGCGGCCGAGAAATACGCGCAGACACCTTCGACTTTGGGCGAGGCTGCGTCCGGTCTGCTCTTCCATCAACCGACAGCGCTACTCCAGCGGACGGCCGAAGCCTCCGCCTACGATCCGATGGCGACGCTCATGCGAACATTTCTGGCCGGCGTTGAGCCAGAGGCTGGACTCACCGAGCAGAGCCTGCGGGCGCCTCCGTCTCCGATGATTGAGCCAGCCGAGACGGCGAAATATGCGCCAGATAACAAACCACTGTCAGACAAGCCCATTCCCGTAGACCTGGCGCGCACTCTCGGTCAACAGAAAGCCGATAAGATCGCGGCCGATAGCGCGATCGAACGCTTCAACCAAGCACACGCATGGACGACGAACGTGGCGTTGGACATCGGCGTGGGAATGGCCGATCCCCTGAACCTCTCGACTATGTTCATCCCAGCTCTAGGGGAAGAAGCGATTGCAGCTCGACTCGGGCTGACTGGCTTTCTCGGGCGCAGTCTTGCGCGCGGGATCTCTGGCGCCGCGGCTGGTGCGACGATGCAGGCTCCGATCTCGGGACTGGAACTTGCGGCTGATCCCGATTACAGCCTGAGACAGGCGCTTTACGATACGCTGTTTCAAGCGCCGCTAGCGGCAGCCTTGGGCACTACCGCGATCGGCTTGCCGCTGGAGGCGCTGCGGTGGATGCGCGGTCTTCCGGCGACCGAAACGCATGCGGCGATGAGTGCCGCGACTACCCAACTCGTCGAGGGTAAGCCGGTTGACACGGGGTTTATTCCTGTGCCGCCGGAAGTATCGGCGCCGGTGACATCATGGGCCGCATCACAGGGACGCGAGCTGCGCACGCCGGAGGCGATCGAGGGGTTTGAGTTTCTGCCGCCGACGATCGCCGACGCGTTGCCGATATTCGCCGAGCGTCAGAAGGCTCTCGCGGAGACCGGCTATGCGCCAGGCATCGCCCAGGACACGCTGAGAGTAGCAGAGGACGATGTTGCAAAGACGCCGATACCTCCTGCGGTGCCGGAGGTGGAAAAGCCGCCGGAGGGATGGGCGCAGCCAGAAGCAGAAAAAGAAATGGCCGAGGCCGAACCCGCTATATCGCCGGAAGAAGCCGCAAGAACTGCTCTCTTTACCGAATTCCCTGAGCTTGCGGCTGCCGAGCAGGAGCTTGCTGGTATTGATCAAACGCAGCTTCTTCCCGAGGAGCGCGCGGCACTCTCTACGACACAGGACGAATTGCAAAAAGCGACAGACATGGAAGGTGCTTATCAAGAAGCGGCCAACTGCCTGAAGGCCGGAGGTGGCTGATGGACATCAACATTTCGAATTTCTCTGCTTGTATCGCAAGGATCGCGGCGCGCGGTTCCATCGGCCAGGAAGAAGCGCGAGCGTTACTCGAAGAGACGGCTGAGGGTGGCGAGCGGCAACGGCGCAGTGGCGTAGAAGATCCGATCGTAACTGCTGCGTGGTCACTCGCACGAGACATGAAACAGCGGGCCGCGAATAACCGAATCGATGCGATCCGTAACGCTACCGTGCGGCAGGCGAGGATCACAGAAGCCACGACAGGCGGGATCGCCGGAAGCGTCAATCAGATCCTCTCTCGCATGGATTGGACGGCTGGGACGAACCCTGTCGAGAACGTCACAACACTCGGGCGGGCGCGCCACAATTCGTGGATCTCTGTAGCTGACGCCGAACTTCACAAAGCCGGCCTCCTGAAAGCCGCGGCCGATCCGGCGAACTTCCGCGATATCGCCATCGCGATCGCCCAAAAGCGTGGGCTGATGATCGATTATCCGACCGCCGCAAAGCCATTCCAGGACATCGCGGATATCATCCGGCCGCTGCTAGAGTCGATCCGTGTGACTCAGAACAGTGAGGGGGCGCGGATCGCCGACGCTCATGATTGGATCGCTTCGACCTCACACGATCGCGATCTGATGCGCCGCGGCGGTCGCGGCATGGAGCCCACCGCTGATTTCGATGAGGCATTCAGCCGATGGCGCAGCGTCATTGAGCCCAGGTTCAAACCAATTGATCCGATCGTCCCACGCGAGGGCGAGAGTGATGCGGACGCCACGACGCGCTTCTGGCAATCGATCTTCAATGCGAAGCTTACCGGAGTCCATATGGGGACTGGCGAAAGCCTGACGCCAGGCGGCGCACTTCCTGCCGCGGCTGCGGGACGCTACGAAATTGCTGGCGGCAATATGGCGCGGCGACTATCAGAAGGCCGAGTAATCCAACCCAACAGCGCCTCGGCGTGGGCTGAGTACATGCAACTCTATGGATCGCACACCAATTGGTACTCGTTGATTGACCATGCCGCAGAACGCGGCGGACGCCAATCGGCATTGATGCACTTCTTCGGCACGAACCCAGCGAACAATCTCTCTCTGATCATCAGGCGGATCGAGGAGCAGTTCCGCGATAGCGATCCTGATGGCGTGGTCAGATTCCAGTCGCAGGTAAAGGGCACGCCATTCGTGCGGCCAGGCCTTGACAATCTGATGCAGCGGCTCGACGGACGGGCGAACAATCCAGAGAATGATCTGTGGCATCGTATCGGCTCAACCGCGCGGGCCTTCTACGATATGGTGTACCTCGGCTTTGTGGCAGGCACGCACGCCGGTTCATTGGTAGCGACTTTCCCAAGTGAGGCTCGGATACACGGTATCGGCACATTGGGGGCGCTCGGTAAGATGGTGAAGGGGATGATCCCCGAGGGCCTATCGGATGTAGAGAGGCGTTCCAGACTGGCTTCGCTCGGTGCTTATGGAGACGGAGTCTCCCGATACACTGCAGATCCGTTCGCGCATGGCAGGAATGTTCCCGGTTACGTCGCCGCGATGCACAATCGCTTCATGAGAGCGACGGGATTGCCTTACCTGTTCGGTCACGCCAAGGCCGGTATGCGGGAGATGCTGTCGAACAATCTTGCACAACAGGCGGGTAAGGAATTCACGAATCTTCACCCAAGTTTGCAGACTGTGCTCAAGCGCTACGGAATCGACAAGCCAGAATGGGATATGCTGAGGGCCAATGGTCCCGATCTTCGTGCGCCCAACGGCCTCGAATATCTGACTCCCCATGCGGCACTTGCGACACCTGGAGGTCGGGATCTCGCTGAGAAACTCGCGATGTACTATCAGGATGCGGCTGACCACGCGACTGTGACCGCTGGGCCGCGCGAGCAAGCAATGCTCCGAGGAAGCATGAAGCCAGGCTCGTGGCAGGACGAGATGCTATCGAGCCTGATGCAGTTCAAGACATGGCCGATCGCCGCAATGCACCAAGTGATCGGTCGCGAGATCTATAACAATCTGACTTGGGGGCGTGCCGCGTCCGGCATAGGCGCTGTTGTGGCGCTCTCGATGCTTGGTGGCTACCTTCGGATGACGGCGCGTGACCTCGCCTATGGGCAGCCGCCCCGCACGCCGCAGAACCCTGGAGATGCAGCAAAGATAGCGTTAGCGGCATTGGCGCAGGGCGGCGGTCTCGGTATTTTTGGAGATTTCCTCTTCGGCGAAGCCAACCGTATGGGAGGATCGAAAGCGCAGACGCTAGGTGGTCCCGTGACAAGCGATGTGGGTGCGCTGGCTGATATCTATACTAGGTGGCTACAGAGCATTGGCACCACCCAAAAAGGCGATGTATGGCCGGAACTAGCGCGATGGGCCATCGGCCATATTCCGTTTCAGAACCTTTTCTATCTCAAGGGCGCGGCTGATTACCTCTTTTATTATCATGTCTTCGAAGGACTCCACCCAGGCTGGTGGGAGAGAATGAACCGCAGAATGCAAAAAGAACAGGGGCGAACGATGACGGGATATACGCCTGGCGCCGGTGTCCCGTGGGGAATTCCACATGTGTATCTTGGGGGCGCTGGGCCTCCATCAGGCATCCTCGCTCACACTCAACAATGAGCCCTTCATTTTTTGTCGAGATTTCGGTAGTCTTCTGCGAAGAATTGGCTGTTCTAGCCATTACGATGCGAGGGCGGGCTGGATTTTGACAGGGCTCCTCTTACGTCTGACCGCCTTTGCTCTCGGTCTTGGTGTAGCATTACCTTCTGTCGCTGCGGATACAAACCACCGCCATCCGCCTAGCTTTACTCTGAAACCGCCGACTACGCGCTCGGCGAAGCCTCATCTGGCAGCTCCAGTGCAGGGTTGCCCACCGGGGCTTGGGCAGGGGCTGGGTTGCACGGGATTAGAAAGCTACGTCTACACATCACCGGCCGCAACCACTCCTCTAACCTCGGGCTTGCGCATCCCCGTCGCCCCCAGTCCATCGGACAGCTCTCTGCTCTACATTCCTGGGAATATTCTCGCTACCCTAAATGATCAGCAAACGCTGACAAACAAGACGATCAACTGCTTAGCTAATGTCTGCGTTAATTTCCCGGCGACAGGAATCACCGCCTTAACAGGGCCGGTGACAGGACTTGGACCAGGCTCGGTAACGACGGCGATTACGCCGACTGGGGTTACGCCGGGGAGTTACACTTGTCCGACTGCGACGGTGAACGCTGCTGGTCAGGTGACTTCAATAGCCACGGGCTCGTGCGGCTCAGCGGCGATTACCCAACTTACGGGCGCTGTGGTAGCGGGACCAGGATCAGGCTCACAATCAGCAACGATTGTGGCTACGGGGGTGACGGCCGGGACGTACACCTGTCCAACGATCACGGTGAACGCATCGGGGCAGATCACCTCAGCTTCGAATGGATCGTGTGGCGGTGGCGGCGGAACCGTCGCCCTTGCAACAGGAAGTGGTCAAGCGTTGGCAACAGGCAACGGCTTAGCTCTAGGGAACTGAAATCATGCGCAAGAGCATATTGCTCGCATTCTGTCTGCTTGTTGTGTCGGCGTCCGCGTTTGGGCAGGCGCCTACCGGCACCTTATACCTTGGGGCTGCGACCGGCGCCGCAGCGATGGCCGATGCCGATACCTTTTGGATTTGTCAGGATCATTCGACTAATTGCCCTGCCAGCGGCACGGTGATGGTGCGCGGCACCAATTCTCAACTAGTCACCTATCTTCAAACCAAGATCGGTCCCGCAAATCTTGCTGTAGGAGGCGCTGGCGGCATTACCGGCAACCTTCCAGTCGGGAACCTCAACTCTGGTACCGGGGCATCGTCATCGACATTCTGGCGGGGGGATGGGACTTGGGCATCCGTTGGTCTAAGCGGTATGACCACCGGGCAAGTGCCTATCGCTGGTAGTGCCAGCACAATTACATCGAGCTTGCCGCTATCAGGGACAAGTGGTGCGACGGAGGTTCAGTCAGCGACAAGTGCCACGAAGACCGCCGGACACCAACTTGTCTATGATGCTAACGGTAACGCTATCGATGGTGGAGCGCCGGGCTCCGGCGGTACGGTCACATCCATTACGTGTGGCGCTGGCCTAAGCGGTGGTACGATCACCACCAGTGGCACCTGTTCGATGCCAAACACGGGGCCGGGCGTTGGCTCATTCACGAACTCAAACATAACACTAGATGCGCAAGGGCGCGTCACAGCGGCGTCGAATGGCTCTAGTGGCGGGACCGCGACACAATCCATTGGCACGATCACACAGAGTTCGGCCAATGTCTATGTGATGGCCTCGCCGTCCCCCGCGGTTTCGGCAAACGCGGCATATTATCGTGTTTGTGGGATTGGGGCGGCTTCGATCGGAAATACGAGTACATCAACGCTGGCGGTCGGAACAGCACCAGCCTTACCGATTAACATACAGTCGGTGGTCGGCGGCTTCTTAGTACTGAGCGGGGGCGAGATACCCAACACTGCTTTCTCGATGTGCCTGGCTACGAATGCGGCGGCATCGGCATGGGTCATCGATGGTACGACGAACGGAGGAACGACCCTTAACCCAACCTCGCCGCATGCAGTCAGCCAATCTGAGTGGAGAGCTTGCCAAGTATTCGTGCTGACCTCGGCGGCTATTAATATCACGTTGCCTGTCGCAACGACGCTCAGCACCAATGGTTGCGTGGTACTAGAGACCCGAGGAGTAACGGCTACCCTAACTCCTAATGGAGCCGATGGCATCAACGGCGGCCCAGTGGGGGCGGCGATCACCATCCCCAACAATCTCACGACGATCCTGACGACTGCTGGCGCCTCCGGCACCACGGCTTTTACCGCTCCACTAGGACAGACCCAACCATTTGCGCTGAGTTGGGCGGTCGGGCAGGATATGTCTTTATCGACGCACGGGATTCGCGCTGGCGTCTTCCTGTCACCAGGAGTGCTTCTCTCGATCCGCTGTATCAATGACATAGCCCAAGGTTCGGCCTCGGCGCTCAGCTTCTTCGAGCAGACCAATACTGGGCTCTTAGATGCGGGGACGAACTTGATCGCGTCAAGCGGCACGTTTGATATGACTACGGCGGCTGGAACCGAGGTGGTTCTAACGTTAGCAACGTCGCCGACGCAAATCGCGACGAATACGTATGTTGGGATGAAGCAGGTCGGGAGTTCTGCAACAGGGTCTGGTACCTGCTTCTTTAACTTTAGGTAACCCCTAATGGGGCGATGCTTACTGCTCGCGGTCATTGTCGGCTTTGTCGCTGCGGGACTTGCCTCGCTTGGGGAACACGAGACGGCACGTGCCAATCTCACTCTCGCGCCGACGTCTCCCGGAGGCGGAGCGCCGACCGGTAGCTGCTCCCAGTCGACGACGTTCTTTGCGCGCGTATGGGCGTTGCCGGCGACGCTTGATGGAAGTGTTCCAAGCACCGGTCATATAGGCGCCTATGACAGGCTGATTTGCGGGCTGGTGACCGATGGCGTATTTGCGAACCTAGACGGTCTTTATACGCTCGCCACCGACACGGCGACAGGGACGAACACGGCGGTTGCCGCGCTCAATCTAGTATCGAGTAATTGCACTATCACAGCCCACGGCTCTCCCGCGTTTGCCGCGAATGCCGGGTATACCGGGGTAGCATCTAGTACCACGGTGTATCTAGATACGGGATGCAACCCCACGACCGATGGCGGACACTTCGCCTTGGGTAACTCCAATATGGGGCTGTGGAGTCTGACGGCGGCGACGGGTAACGTCAATTTTTCGATGGGTAGTTATGACGGCACCACCGCTGATGGAGTGGTAATATTTACAGCTGGCAGCAATTTGCAGTGCTTTCTAAACAATGCTTTTACTGGAACAGTGTTTGGTACTGCTGATAGTTTTGGTGCAATTGATTGTGATCGCGCGTCTGGATCAGGTAATCTGACAGCTTATTGGCGTGGTGGTTCCGTAGCGACCGGAGGCGGCTCACCTGCGGCAGTTGCGAATAATAACGTCTATATTCTCAACCTTTCCACCACTGGTGGCGCCGGTAACGGCGGCACTCCATACCAGATTGCTGCGGCACATTTCGGCTCGCATCTGACTGCGGCGCAGATCAGCAGCACGGGCAGCGACGTCGCCAGCGGCACGGGCATCACAAATCGGCTGTGTGCCTATTTAACGGCAGTCCGCGGTTCATGCTAAGGGTACTCGGTCTCGCGCTTTGCTTGCTCCTGATTGCGTCCATCGCGCAAGAGAAGACGGTTTTCAGCGGGGGAGGGGCGCCGTCCTTGGCTTGTACCGACTCGATCCCGGCACCGGCCGTAACGTGGGGCTACACACACGAGGTTTACTGTCTCAATAATATCAGCCAAGTAGACGTCAGCAATACGGGCAATCCTGGGTATTTGCTCTATAGGAGGATCGGATGGCCTGGACTCTACTCGGGAAACACCGCTGGACAGACAGACCCTCCAACGCCAGGAAGCTGGTACACAGCCGCGGCCGGCGGTGGCATCCAGATCTTAACGACCGGCAGCGACACCAGCAACCCAGGCATCGACCTCACGAGTTGCATCACAAACGGCACCGCGGGGCAGTGGATAGGCACGACCATCACCGGGCCTTTCTATATCAAGACCGTGATAGGATCGGCTCCATCAGGTAGATCCGGGGGGACTGGTTGGTGGCCGGTGTTCCCATGGATGTTACCGACCGAATACTATTCTGCTGCGGCACCAGGGGTGGCCAGCATGACGGAGATAGATACCTTTGAATCGCTACTGGCAGATGGCTCGTGGGTAGCTGACATCGTCTCTTGGTTACCTAGCCCGAATTGGAATACCCCAGCTCAGGTCAATCATGCGTATCAACGCGATCAAGGCGGCGGCGGCAACCACGCTGGTCAAGTCTATGGGACGCTACTCGTCTCCCCGGCGCAAAATGGCGGGACCGGCTTCTTCGCTGGCTACTTTGCTGCGAATACCTCGACACCCGAAACACTCAATCCCACAACACCGAACACGGTCAACTTCACGACCGGCGATCAGATCAATCAAGCGCTCACGCAGCACAACTGTATCAACGTATCAAGCGGTAGCGGTCAGACGACTGTGATCAAATCAATCCAGGTATGGCAGTAATATGATACGCTTGCTTCTCATAGTTGCTGCGATCCTCAGCGGCATTGCCTTGGGGCATGCCAATCTTACAATGGCACCCACGAGCGGCGGCGGCGGGTCGTGCTCTACAAACCTGGTCTTTGATTGGACAAACATATGCAACAGCATAACGGCGGTGGTCCGATGAAACGCTCTCTCTCTCTTGCGATACTGATCTGGATTCTTGCCAGCAGTGCGGCGGTAGCTGCATGCCCCGGCACTTCTTTGACCCTTAAAGATGCCGGAGGCACCACACAAACGATTTGCTTTGGTGGCAGTTCCGGAGCCTTCATCCCTCAGTATCAAATCCTCGATGCGGCCGGAGTTAACGCGCTGGGGATAAATGGGTCGGGACAGATTACGATCACGGCCGGGTGTGCCGGAGCCACGGTCGGGAACACGACCTCGACACCGATTAGCATCACAGCAAGCGGCCAGATCATCACGGGGACTTCTGGTAAGCAGACGTACGTTTGCAGCATCAACCTCATCACGAGCACGGCTGATAACATTGCTCTTGTTGAAGGGACTGGCAGCGCCTGTGCAACTAGCGTCGCTGGCATGGCGGGAGGAGCGACCGCAGCGACCGGATGGAATCTAGCATCTAATGGCGGGCTAACACTTGGCAATGGGCAGGGTATTGTCGCACGGACGGCAACGCTGGCTGATAATGTATGCCTGCTTGTTAGCTCCGCTGCCCAGGTTAGCGGTAGCATCGTATGGGCACAATTTTAATTCGTTGGCTCTGGCTTTCGCTGATTGCCATAGGCCTTGCCGGCTCTGCCGTGGCGAGAATCCCTCATGGTGGCGGGGGAAATATGGCGCCGTCTGGAATGACCATAAACATCACGATGGTCAGCGCCTGCGACACTTCCAACTGCGTCCCAGCGCCAACGTGTCTGGTTCACACGAACGGCATCTTAACCAACACCGTTCCGGGTCCATGCTGATCTTTTATCTCATTCTCAGTTTGTTGTTTGTCACGACGGCTAATGCCCAGACTACGGGTACAATCACTCTGGAAAGTTCGTGTAGCGGCTCAAATTGCACCACGGGGCCATCATGCGCCACCTATACCAGCGGCGTATTGACGGGGTTTGCATCGGGCGCGTGCGGCGGTGGGGCAGGTGGCGGGGGGACTACGTATAATGTGCTTCCTAACGGCGCGGCACCAAGAACTGATGCGACTATTACCGCCGCGCTTCCTACATGCACTAATACCAACCCGATATTCCTCTCTGAAGGCACGTGGACGATCAGTAACACTATTGATTTGACTGGGCATGACGGTTGCACGATCGTTGGTTCAATTAGTGGAACACCGTACGTTGGATCAAATGGAGTCCAGAACACGGTCGTTGACTGCTCTGGGCTTAGCACGACCACTGTCTGTTTCAAGTTTGGCAACAGCGATACGTTGACTGGGTTCGCGATCCTCGGCAACGGCAGTACGGCCGGGTCGAATACGGTATGCGTGGACAACGAGGCAACGAACACCGGTGGCAACACTCTGCTCCATATGGTGATGCGGAACTGTGGCTACGGGATCAACGTGGGGTCGGCGAGCGGAGCGGTGCTCAACGACCGGCTGATGGATGTGACCTTCGCGGCTGTCGGAACGCCGGTCTGGTGCCATACCACCTGCACCAACCTCCAGGTGACGAACGTAACCATGCTTGCGCCAGCGGTCGGAATATTCTGCGACGTTGGTTGCTCTAAAGCAAATTTCGCGATGTTGACGATGCAGACGCTAGGCGGGACCGGCTTCGGGATCAAGATGCTCGGCACCGGCAACGTCATCAATAACATGATAGCTGACCAGGGCTCATGTATACAGTTTAACGGGGCGTCTAATATTCAAGTCAGCGCGGTGCGCTGCGCCGGCGCGAGTGCTTCAGCAAACAACTACTGCCTCGATTTCGAGTCGGCCGCATCCTCCGCCATCTCGGTTGCGGCGATGCTGTGCAGCGCCGGGTATAGCGGCACGGGTTCGAGCGTCTTTCATGAGGCTGGGATTACCGGAGGATGCACAAACTGCACCTTCGATGTATCGTGGAACCAGACCGATCCCCTTTACGGATCGACCCAGGCCGAGACGGACTTCGACTGGCAGCGCTTCATGCACCCGATCGGGTATGCGGCGGTGACTTTAACGAGCAGCACGTTCGCTGCCCCCGATCTAAAAAACGGCTTCAATATCAGCCTGACGGGTACGTCATCGTGCCCCTGCACATTGCCCGCGCCGCCCTACGTGCACGATGGTCAAACCGGATACATTGAGTTCACCCAGCCGACTCCATCGGTAGCCAGCGCCATCACTTGGAATGGAATCTATGTGAATACATCGGCGCCGCTTAACACATCCGGCAAGACAACCTGGTGGCCATGGACCGCAGTTGGCAATAACGGGAGTATCAATCTTGGTCCGTCGTTTCATAATTAGCCTTATGTGGATAGCGCTGTCGGTCGTCCCGGCAAGAGCGACAGAGCCCTATAATGTCATCGTGCCGACCGGCGTGCCGGCCACTGATACGATCAACCTGATCACTGCCGTTGCCAGCTGCGCCTCCCCAAAGACCGTGTTTCTAGGAGAGGGCACATTCAAGATCGTGCTCACTATCAATATGCCCGCCGGATGCACGGTATCTGGGCCAGTTACAGGAAGTCCCACGGCAAGCTCAGCTGGAACGCAGAACACAGTCGTAGACTGCTCAGGGTTGGCCAATACTGTGCCGTGTTTTGGCTTAAACACCAGCGCTGTGATCACTGGGTTTACGATCATCGGAAATGGAAGTACACCACTTAGTAATACTAATTGCGCCGACGAGGAGAGTTCAACTGGCGGCGTGGTGATAACTCATATGATCTTCCGCAATTGCGGAGCAGGGATTAACTACGGCAATCCATCAGGTTGCTGCGCGCAAAATATGCGGGTCGTGGACGTAACGTTTCTCAATAATGGATACGGGATGTATACCCACGACAATGCCACGGACGCGTACTTTTCGGACTTGACGGTTATCTCGCCTACTACGGCCGGTATTTACGGCGGCGGCTTTTCTAATGCGTGGAATAGAATAACAGTCACCGGTGTTCCTCATGGCGCCATTGGGCTTGATATGTCAGGTGGCTCGGGGGGGCCGGTCACTGACGTGTCTGTTGATGGGGGAACCTGTATCAAAATTGGGGCGTATGATTTCGGTGGAATACGTTGTGCCGGTGATGGGGGAACCAACGAATACTGTGTAGATTTTCCTGGAAGCACGAATCTGGTGCAAATGGTCGGTATCGTGTGTTCCGGGGGCTACAACGGGAGCGGATCAGGTATCATAGCGGAGACCGGTTCTGGTGGGTGTTCGTCGAATTGTAACCTTGATATCACATGGAACGGGACGGACCCGCTCTACAACAACACCCAGGCTGAAGCGGACATGGACTATGTAAGATATACGCATCCGGTTGGGTATGCACCAATAACATTAACTGGATCAGCATTCGCTGTACCAGATTTCCAAAATGGTTATAACAAAACTTTCGCGCTCACATCTGCATGCCCCTGTACATTACCATTCCCAACCATCCTCGCGGATGGAACGGGAGGATACTTTGCGTTCACGCAGGACTCGACTGGTGGCCGAACGGTTACATGGGGCACTTTTTACCAGAACACCGCGCAGCCGCTGTCAACTGCTAACAAGACTACCTGGTTCCCCTGGGTGGTGAGGACCGATTTAAATGCGATCGTTCTCGGCCCGTCATTTCATAATTAGGGGAACGGCTGTGAAGTTCCTTTGTGTGTGCCTCTTGCTGCTCGCACCGGCTGCCTATGCGACAGATCCTTATCAATACATCACGCCGACAGGCAATTCGACCACGGACATGGCGGCGATGAATGCGGCACTACCGTCGTGCGCCACCGGCAAGGCCATTTTCATTCTACCTGGTGGGTTTGCCGCGGGGGGATCTGCAATTGATCTGAGCCCATACCCGGGGTGTGCGATCCTTGGCAGCCAAGTGGGAACGGGCTGGGACAGCTCTAGCGGCACGCAGAATACGTCGGTTAGTTGCTCCGGCGCATCGTGCTTTATTCTGGGAAATAGCAATGTCTTGCGGGGGTTTTCTATTTTCGGCGGTAGCTCTACCGTCTGTTTAGATCTGACGACCCACCCGGCGAGCGGCAACTTATTCCTGGACCTGAACTTTGGCTGCGCCACGACAGTCAACATCCATCCTGCGTCGTGCTGTTCACAGAACAACAGATTTATCAATCTAACAAACTTTGCCTTAGAGGGATCTTTGCCTGGGGTGTATTGCGGCGTGAACTGCAGGTTCAATCAAATCGCCGATTATGAATCGCCAGCGGTACCTCAAGGAATAGATTGTGATATTGGTTGCACCAACAACCAGTTCACCAATACGCGCGCCGAAGATAATAACTCTAATTACTTTGCGGACGGCACTGATGACATAATGACTGCTTTAAACAACAGTCAGATTATATGTATACATGTGTCTGGTAGTAACCAGATTATCTTTAGCGCCAGGTGCTCTGGCCCAGTATCTTTGAGTCCGGCCATAGTTTGGAATACCAACAACGTCAGTATGTCCAATGTGATTATCCGAGACGTTTCGGTCCTTTATAACACTACATATGATAACACAAACGGCGGTGGCGGCTCGATCTCTTGCAGTAATTGCATTCTTGATTATCAGGGTTTTCCGGCAGATAGCGCCACGGCCGCTTACGATAATGCGACGACAGAGGCGTCCCTCGATTGGCAGCGGCCACAAAAGACGCATTACCTACAAGCCATCAGCGATCTGCCTGGAGCCACAGTTGCTTCAAATGCGCCAGATTTTCAGTTTTCGCCAAACCATATCTTTGTGCTATCGGCTTCATGCGTCCCCTGCACGATCACCAATCCGGTATATGCGCACGACGGGCAGCATGGCTTCATGGAGGTTCAGCAGGGCACCGCGGGCGGCGGTGGAACAATCACTTGGGGTACGGGCTACACGGTATCATCCGGAGCAGCCGCGCCCGACACGGCAGCGGGTGCTACGACATACTACCCGTACACCGTGAGTGGGACTCAGGTAGTATTGGGGAACTCGTATTCGAGCGGCCCGCCGATCAATCTTGTCCCTGGTGGCGATAGCTTCGCTACCGGATGGACGGCCACCAACAGTGCCACAACAGGAGGGCAGACAGACCCAAACAGTGGGACGACCGCTGTTAAATTAATAGAGAACACGGCAAACGGCATCCACGAGATAGATAATGGCAGCGTACCCATACCAAATAACCAAACCTACACCTGTGCAGTATATTACAAAGCGCTAGGAACTGGAGCGACACGTCTTCTCCTTATATCTATTGGTGGAACGACTGGTGGCGCTTACGCTTTTGCAGACACGAGTGGTGCCATGGCTAACTTTGGCACCAGTGGCACGGCTACGGGTTTAGTCCAGCGCACCAACAATATCGGAAGCGGGTGGTGGCGAGCCATAATCAGCGTGGCCAATCTTGGCGCCGGATCTGCTGACATGACGGTAGGATTAGCGGAGACTGGGCCGGTTGCTTCCTACACCGGTGATGGTGTGTCAGGTCTGTTCGCTTGGCGGCCCACCTGTGTGCTGGGGAGTTCTCCATGACCGTTATATTTTTAACTTCGCCAACCGGGAGCAACCAAACTTGGAATGTTCCTGTCGATTGGAATAGCTCGAACAACTCCATAGAGGTTATCGCGGGCGGCGGTGGAGGACGTAACGGCGGCTCTTCTGGCGGGGGAGGCGGGTACGCCAAAAAAAATAATCTATCCCTTACTCCGGGTGGAACTGCCACTTACCAAATCGGCTCACCAGGAGTTGGCGGCACTGCTGGGGTTACCGGTATTGATGGCACCGCGGGTACTGATAGCTGGTTCAATGGGACTACAGGCGCTGGCGCGAGCGTATGGGCTGGCGGCGGCGGAGGCACCGTGGGGGCTACTCCCGGAGCTGGTGGGGTAGGGCATACCGGAGACACACTTTACACGGGCGGCGCAGGCGCTGCGGGTAGTGGCGCCTCTGGCCCCGGTGGTGGTGGAGCGGCCGGTCCTGGCGGTCCCGGAGGAACGGGAGGTGCGACCACCGGGAACGGTGGCGCTGGCGGCGGGGCTAATGGAGGTGGTGCCAATGGTGCCACTAGCGCGACAAACACTGGGGCTAACGGCGGCGCCTCTATCTCGTTCCTAAATCAAATCGGCGCCCCCGGCGGAGCGGGATCGAGTAGCTCTAGCGTTGCCGGCGCGCCAGGATCTGCGGGAAGCGGCGGTGGTGGCGGGTTTGGTGACTCTACCAGCCTTGCTTCAGCCGGAGGGGCCGGAGGGGCTGGAACAGAATGGGATGCATCTCATGGCTCCGGGGGTGGCGGCGGTAGTAGTGGTGCGGCTGGAATCGCCACTGGGTCCGACGGTGGAGCTGGTGGGCTTTATGGAGGCGGCGGTGCGGGGTCTGGAAGCGCAGCGACTACACGCGGCGCCGGCGGTAATGGCGCTCAGGGCGCCATCCGCATTGCCTACACGCCAGTACACGTCAGCGGCGTTAATTATTACGTAGATAGCTCGGCTGGTAGCGACAGCAATAATGGGACTTCACCGACATTCACCAGTGGCACCAATGGGCCTTGGGCGACGCTCGCCTTCGCGCTCACCAAGACGTATAACGGTAGTGATACCCTATCCTTGCAGGGAGGGCAGACCTTCACTACCGCGCTGGCTCTCGGTACTGCGAATGCCGGAACCGGGGCTCCATGGTCCAACGTCAATCCATTCACGGTCGGCTCCTACGGCACGGGTAGTGCTACCATATCGATTAGTAGCACTTCTTCTCACGGCATTTCCGCATTAAATGTCCAGGGTCTGGTACTGCAGAACTTGATAGTGACCGGACCAGGGATAGCGACTAGTACCACGGATGGGGTACTTATAACAAATAGCATTGCCTCTCAGCTGTCTTTCTTCCAGTTGATAAATCTTACCGTCAGCGCGTTTGGCGGCAATGGTATTTGGTTGAATAGCACCACGTCGGGGTTTGATAGTGTCACTATCAGCGGCTGTATATCACACGATAACACCGGCGGGTCAGCGCTGAATGAAACCTGCGGGATTAAGATCCAGGGGCTTCCGGGGTCATTTGCGAACACGAATGTCCATATAACTGGATGCACTGTGTACAACAACACGGGTAATGCAGCGAATAGCTCAGATTGGACAGGTGGTGGCATTCTCGCGGAACAAGTTGCTGGCACTGCATTAACAGATGCGAATGGCAATTCATGTGGGTGTCTTATTGAGTATTGTATTGCACACGATAATGGATCAAACGCAGGATTTTCTATATCGGGTCCAGTCGGTATCTTCCTGGCGGCGGTTAGCGGAGGAGTGATACAATTTTGTGAGAGTTATCTTAATAAAAACGGTTCCTTTACCGTCGATGGTGACGGATACGATGTAGAGGCATCTATTAACTGTGTCGTGCAGTACTGCTATAGCCATAATAATGCTGGAAACGGGTTTCTATTATTTTCTAGCTATGCTCCTAATTCTGGGATCACGTTTAGGTATTGTATAAGTCAGAATAACGGAAGGTCTTCTAGTGGGAACCCGGAAATACTAGTGGGGGCAGATAGCAATACTACTACTGGTTTAGCCATCTATAATAACACGGTATACGCATCCGGAAATCCAGCGCTTGGTATAGGTGGATCTGGATCAAATACCGTAAGTGGGCGTATATGTAACAACATCTTTTACACGACTGGTACCAATAAGTTGGTGGCTTTCACCGGCACGCCTAGTGTGGCAGGATTACACCTGGACGGGAATAATTATTATGCTAGTGGTACGTTCTCGGCCGATTGGACGGGGCCGACCAATTACACTACGTTCTCGACATGGAAGACTAATAGCGGTCAGGAAACTGCGAATGGCGGTTTCTCGACCGATCCCGCGCTCACCAGCCCAGGCGGCGGCGGCACGACCAACGGCTACAACCCTGGCGCTCTTTCTGCATACAAGCTTCAATCCAGCTCAACGATGTTCGGGGCCGGTATCAACCTTTCTACCTCGTTCAGCATAACTCCCGGTCTTCATGACTACTACGGGAACAGCATTCCAAAAGGATCGAATACTGGATTCCCTGTCGGGGCCTATGGAGCTGCCGGTAATCAAGGCGTTCCGAAGGTGGGCGTTGGGAACATGATCGGCTGGCGTCCTGCTCTACTTGGGGCAGCCGCGTGGAAATTTGGCAAAGCGGTTGCGGAAAACGCTAGGATCACTCGCCGCAGGCTGCTCCGGTTCTATTAGATGACGTATGCTTGGGTACAGGGTACAACGCACAGCGGGCAGAGTGGGGATACTCCGTCTGCGACATTTAGTTCCGCCCTTGCTTCGGGACAGGTAGTAACTGGAGTCGTTGGCTGGGTTGGGCCGAATACAGGAGCGTCCCGCCTTCTGAGTGTAACGGACGACAAGGGTAATAATTACACTGTCGTAGGCACCCAGTACAATACGTCGTCCGCTGCAAACTATTATTGGGCGGGGTTCTACTCATCAGAAACCATCACCAACGGGCCGTCAACGATAACCGGCACAATTTATGATGCAGGTAGTCCGGCAGCCTTTGCGGTAGTCATTATCGATGCCTGGTCAGGATTTCCGTCAGGGGGCGTCTCGGCCTTGGGTCAACAGGCTGTCTTTGCAACCAGCGCATCGACCCTGTCGACATCGATTATTTCGTCAAATACAGCGCTCGCTGTAGGGTATGCGGTTGATCTTGGTTCGGGCGGAGTGACCGCCGGAGCCGGGCTTACTCAAGTGCAAAATGTCGGCAGCACCTGGCTGTCAGAGTGGGTAGCTTCGTCAGGTAACACACAGGCCGTTTCCGCGACTACAGGAAGCCCGAGCGGCGGCACTCTGTGGTCATTCGCGTTGGGCATAGCCGGGCCTCCCCCGCCTCCCAGTGATACCACATATTATGTGTCATTGACCGGAAGTGACAGTAACAATGGCACTTCTACATCGACTCCGTGGCAGACTGTTGGGCATGTCAATTCCCAGATGTTCCGGTCAGGAGATCAAATCCTTTTTAACGGAGGCCAAACGTTTACGGACGCGGGGCTGAGCTTTGGATTGAGTAATTACGATTCCTCGAACCCGCCGAACGCAACGAACATTTTGACGATTGGCAGCTACGGCACCGGGAACGCGACGATCGCACCGTCTGGTGCTCACGGCATAGAGATGGTCGACATCAGCTGCTATACGATAGAAAACCTGACGTTAACTGGTGATAATACGTCGGGGAAAAATGGTGTGTGGTCTAGCTTCACGGGCGGCGTAGGGACAGGTACGAATATAATCCTAAGCGGGCTAACAGTTTCTGGTTTCGGACAATGCGGTATCTACGTAACGTCCTCTAGCGATAGCGTGGCTATCACCGGTCCAACGATTTCGAATTGTACGGTCACGGCTTGTTGCGGCGGCACTGCCATTGCTGACCAAGCCACATCCGGTATTTATATTACTGGTGTTGTAGGAAGCACTACGCGCAACTTTGCATCACCGATGATCTCGGATTGTTCGGTGAGTAATTGCCCCGGTGTTTCCGGAACTTCCGTTGGTTATTGGAGCGGCGGCGGCTTTGCGCTGATCAATGTAAGCGGCGCGACGATTACGCGGTGCCTAGCTCACGACTGCGGAGCGAACAACACCGGGGCCAGTGGCCCGGCTGGGTTCCAATTTGGTCATGCAACCAGCAGCATCATGCAATTTTCCGAGGCGTACAACATTTCCAGCAATAGCGGCACAGATGGCGATGCGTTCGACCTGGACGGTGACTGCGTTAACTGCACCATAGAGTATTGCTATGCGCATGAATGCGTCGGCGCGGGACTTATGGCGTTTTCTTATGCCGGCGCAAACAACACCGGAGCCGTTATTCGCTACAATATATCAGAGAACTGCGGAGCGAATGGCAACTTCCCAAGTTATGGATGCTTTGTTTATGGGTCTGGCGGCACGACAAGTGGCGCCGAGGTCTACAATAATACAGTATACAACAGCACGTTTGGGGCTAGTTGTTTTTATGGAAACCAATCGTCTGGCGCAGTTAGTGGGTCAGTATATAACAACATTTTTTACAACACCCAGACGAGTGTGAATGTTATCGCTGATAGCTATGCGTGGGTCCTGGATGGTAATTGTTATTACAGCCCTAATGGCGGGTTTCTTCTTGAGTGGCAAGGCACACAGTACTCCACTCTTGCTGCCATCCGGACGGGAACTTCCCAGGAAGCTCACGGCTTGTCAGGGAACCCGCAACTCACGAGCGCCGGCAGCGGCGGAGCGGTTGGTGGGTATATTCCTCCTGCCCCGACTGCTTACCATCTTCTCTCCGGCTCGCCGTTGATAGGAACGGGGATTGATCTGCTATCTACTTTTTCGATCAACCCTGGGCCACAAGACTTTTATGGCAACTCGATACCGACCGGTGTGGGCTCTGGCTACAACATTGGCGCATTTGATGGAACGACGGCAGCTAGCGCAAATCCCAATCTCCCGCTCCTTGGTGTCGGTGCATTGCTGCCAATAGCGGCGGCATGGAGAATGAGCAAAGCCGTCCAGGAGAATGGTATCATCACCCGCCGCAGGCTGCTCCTGCCGAAATAAATGAGGCTCACTCGGCGCAGTCTGATCGCGACCGGCTCCGCGCTTTGAGGGCTCTCAGCAGGCGCCGACGCGCGTTGGCAAGGAAACGCAGTCGCAGGACCCGATTGCGCCAGTCCCTCGATGTCATCTCCCCCCGAACCCCCGCCCGCATGTTCCATTGCCCCCATGCCCGATAATCACTCACTCAACCGCTCCTGCCACCAGGGGAACATCATCGCAAACTCTCCGGGTAAACGAGATTCAAGGTGTCTCGTAGCTTGGCGGCTCGCCTTTCTGCCACAGCAGTTGCACGGAGGCTCGTATGCCACCAAGCGCGGGACTTTGCCGCATCGCGGGCATGGAACCCATCCGGGTCTTGGGCAATCTGCCGATCCCGCCAGGCACGGCGCTTCGCAGCCCAGTAGACGGGACCGCCATCGGTAGCCTCACGCTGGCGCGCGCAATCACAGCAAGTTCCATTTGCGCGCCAGCGCCAGCCAGAGTGCCCCCGTTTGCACGGGTTTCCGAGGTATCGAGTTCCAGTGGCCATGAGCCCTAGATCACCGGAACATCGGCGATGCAGTTCCAGTTATCTGATGCGTCTTTTGAAACGAGATTGATGTGGATTGGCGTGACGTCAGGCAGCCCGGTGATGGTGATGTCGTGGCTCGTCGAGAAGCCTGTCTCCAAGGGAGACCATAGATTGTACGGATAGGGGGAACCAGCCGAATTCGACGTACCCGCCGCCACGAGACCTATGGTCGCCTTATCCGTCGTCCACTGTACGCGGATGCTAGTGTTGCTCTGCCGCGTAATCGTCACGCCGCTTATCTGCGGCCGGATGCAATCGAGCGCATAGGTGCCTGGTGTTACCAGTATCCCAGCGCCGGAACCGTCGCCGGCCGTGAATAATGAGGGCTGCGGCGTGGGGAAGCTGCCGGACATGGCTTGCCGCCGACAGAAGTACATCGCTGAGGCTAGCGCGCGCCCTGGCGCCCCCGTCTCGTCGATAGACAGCTCTGGGCGCGGAACCATGCCCCCTGACCCACTCTGAATGAACGCGATCAGCTCGGCGTCGGTCGGGTAGAGCCGGGGGATGTCATCGAGGATGGGTAGGACATTCTGCCCGAGCCAGTGCTGTCCCGTGTCCCCATAGAGTGCGGTGAAGGACGGGCGTAGCAGCCACGGGAAGAACGGCAATGTTCCGTTATTCCATGCGACTGGCGCGGAGTAGTCCCGTTCGGGCCAGAGCACGTCGTCTATAGCCTGGTTAGGGTCGGTAGGGAGAAGGTACCTCCACCCAGTGTACCCGGTCATCCCCTTTCCCGCCGAGAGCATGCGGAACTCTGTCTTCGAGAAGGCAAAGGCCCAGGGGTAATGCCCCACGCCTGGCTGACCCTCAGAGGGAAAGTCGTGGCCCTGCTGCCCAGGGAACACCCCGTTATAAGTGCCATCGAGCGACCATCGCCACGCGGTCGCAGCCGAGCCAGGGTTGCTGTCCATCTTGAACAGGACGATGTCGTCAACTGGGCCGCAAGCCCCAACATCATCCACGTCCATCCAACCCCAGCTGTCCGCCCCTGGCTGGATCTCAGCAAGGTTCCCAGTTGGGCCGATCCGTCGAACCGTCTGGGCGGCGAGATCGATCTCCCGCGCCATCATGTTGTACCACGCTTCGCCGACTACGATGTTGCCTGCCGAGGTCATCCTGATCACCATCGGCAATATCACGTACGCCTCATCAAATGTGACGGTACCCGACGCACTGTAGAAGTCAGGGGCGCCGCTCATCCGGTCACCGTGAGCTTGATCTGCGAGATCGGCGTCGGCACGTTCGAGCCGCCCCGATCGTACTCGATCGTGTACACGCCGGGCGGCACAGGCGACTGTTGCTGAAATATGTTCTCCTCGGTCAACGGCATAATAAATTGGTTATTACCCGCCACCGTGGTTGCGGTTCGCTGTATCTCACTCCCATTCGGATCAACGATGCGCACGTAGTCATTGCCGAGATCGCCAGTAATGGTGATAGTGATATTGCCGCCGGCCGCTACAGGCGCCGGTGTCGCGCTCCCGTTCACCAGGAATGGGGCTGTCGGGGGTGGAGGAGTCGGCGGCGGGGCGCTCGATTCCCATACTCCGGTCATGGTGTAGGTGCCATCTGCATTAAGCGTGGCCGTCCAGGTACCTGTCCACATCTCACTTACCAGGCACGGCGCCTGGAAGGCGCATGACCGGGGGTTTCGGTAGAGGCATCCAGAGTTCGGGCCAATCGCCAGGGGATAAGTCGCGGCCACATGACCACGCCGTTGTGTGCCAATGTTGACCAGTGCCCATGTCTACTAGAATAGCGCGATAGATCCCCGGCCCATAATGTTCCCACTGAGGGAGCCATATCAGCACGCTTTCATTGATCGGCGCCGTTTCGATAGGCTGCCATTCGTCATCCTCGCGTTCGGCTGCGAAAGCCCTGGCTAAGCTCTCGATTCTATCCTCGAAAGTTCCCCACCTCCTCGTTAGATGGCCGAGTGCTTTCTCACGGTCGCGTTCGTTTGGTTTACTCATTTTCGGCTCCCCTCACCCATTGGAGCGCCACGCTAGTTTAACGATCCGCTTGATCCGTTCGTTCATCATCGTGTTCGCTGAGGGGTGATTGAGCGACCATACGACTTCGGTTCTCTCGACGCACGTGACGTTGTCTTCATCGAATGTGACCGTCCAGATCTCATGATCTGAGGCTCGGATCGTCTTTCGGGTGACCATCATCTATGCCTATCCATTCACATGCAGACCTGAGAACCAAAGCCCAAGCGCCGCTCCAAATAGAAATGCAATGATTAAGACTGTACTGAAATTCATCTAAACAGCTAATTTCGGTTTGTACCAAGCTATCGCCATATGCTCGGAGCAATAAGGCTTGATCCCCTCGACAGATGCGCCACAGAAATGGAAATCTGGTTTATCTGGATTTCCGTAAGGCCACACGCACGACGCAGGGCCAATTTCATTAAAAGCATACCGGCGCGGCAGCGGGGGTTTCCAATCTCGCGCGGCAAGTCCGAGTCGATGGATCTTGCCGATAACCGCATTTTTGGTTGTGCCTAAACGGCGAGCAATTTTTGATGCTGACACGCCGTCGTTGAGGTATTCCTCAAGCCGCGCAAGACGGTTTTCTAACCTCCACCATTCGCTGTGTAGCTGTGGTTCTTTAGCCATGGGAACCTCTCCTCCGCTTCGCGCATCGCAGCCCGCATAGCCAAGTCTGGGCTCTGATGTGCGAGAATTGATGCAATTGCCCAAAGGTTAACTCGATATTTCTGACAGAACGATTCGGTTCGCCCCTCCTGTTCAAGATGATGCTCCCGGCACAGTGGCACCGTGAACCAATCGTGTGGCTTCAGCCCGGTTCCAGAGTTGGCTGCAGTGCGCAGATGGCAGCACTCGGCTTTGTTGGGGCACCGGGTGACTTGGCAAGGAAATGAACTGACATAGCTACGATGTTTCGGCCATTTCCTATTCGGCCACATCTACTGGGCGCAACCCCTCAACTCCATCGTGAAGTAAACGAGAGTCATCCCCCCGATCACGATCACAAGGGATATAGCAATAATTCCAAAGGCTATTCCGAATAAGGTGAGAAGGTCTTTCATTAGGGCACGACCTCGACCCATAGCCCAATCTTCTCGCCTCGATACCACGGCGGAGAGTGAGCGAACCTCTCAACGCCATGCACGTGGTATAGGCCGGATCGCTCGTCAGGCGTCGAGGTGATGAGGACTTTCTCGCCAATGAGATGCGCAAAGTCTTTCGTATCGCGATCGAGTGTCGTCATCGCGACGTCCCCTCGTCCGCGCACGAAGAACCAATCCTCAGCGCGGAACCACGGGTATAACGCTTCGATTTGGCGCACCTCGCAAACGACTCCCGCGGTCATTTAGGGAACGCCCTCCAGGCTCGCGCGCAGCGCCGCCTTCAGGGTCTGTTGCGGCAGAGACATCTCACCGGCTTTGGGCGCTACGGTGCGAATCATCCCCATGACTCGCTCAATCTCGTCATTGAATCGTGCGAGTTCCTTCGCAAGACCATCGATGTACTTCTCGTCGCGCTCGACTCTGATCACCGCGCTCGGCAGAGCGTCACTCCACGCCACGATATCCACCCAGGCTCTCTCGCTGACGTAGAGCTGACCCTGCAACTGAGGGTAATAGGTGCGGTCAAGCTTGCCGGTCAGCAGATACTCAACCTGTGCGGCGGGCTCGGGGCATTTGATCTCCAGAAGCCCATCGTCGCCGACAAGGCGATCGGGACTGGCTCCGATCTTACCGTCATCGGTCGTGATGAAGCCGATCTTCTGAGTCTCAATATCCTCGGTAAGCTCGTACCATGCCGCCGCATCAGCCTCGACGATGACTCCGCGCTCCATTGCGGGCGAGGTGTATGTGCCCACGGCGCGCTGTAGCAGCCGCTCGGCGATTAGATGGTAGGTGTACCGTTTCCACATCGCGGATGGCTTGCCGCCGGGCGTGTAGATTTTCTCAAAGCAGGAAGAGGTTGGAATACCGAGGCGAAGGCGATCCCATGCCTCCGATCGCTGCTCTACCTCATAAATTAGGGGCATCGATCGCTAGCCAGATATCGCGGATCATCTCTCTGCCCTCGTCTGTGGAACACTCGCACATCGCTAAATGGCGCCCCGTCGCGAACCACATCATACCAGCGCGGCATGGACCGGCAGCGTCGATCATCTGTTTTGCAACCGCACAAAAGAATTGCGACATTTCATCGTCAGACAATCCGCAGAACCATGATGCCGCCGTCTCAATCCCCAGTTCCACTTCCGTGGTTGTGGTGACTTTGGTTTTAATGATCGGCACCACACGCGTATCTATGGAGCGAAGGAACACTCGCTTCGGCTCACCACGCTCTACTCTATCGCGCGCTTCTTGAATGATATCACCGCTGAGTAATATACATTCGTCGCAGATATGGACCTTAGGTCCATAGATCAAATAGAAAACTTCTGATTCCGATTTCCCACAGAATGAACAATGTTTATTTCCGTTATCCATTGCTCTTCGCCTTCTCTATCAATCGTGGGAGTCATAAAAGTATCTAGCCTTCCTTGGGCGGCACGTTGGCCTTATAGGCCGCGGAGAGAGAGCGCCTGATTTCGGCGATGATCTTTGATCGGGTATCCTCTAGGTCATCACCATTGTCTACGGATGCCGCCATTCCAGCCTCAACTCGCAATGACTCGAAGTTTCCCAGGTTGACTGTACGAGACACAGTGATTGACATTTCTTTTGGTTTCATGGAGCCGCCTTCTGCTTGGCTATCAGATCCTCCAGCGCATTGAGCGCCTTGCGATAATCGCGCGCAGGAGCGGCCTTTACGATTTCCTGAATCGGTTGATCGGTAGATACATCTGGCCAATGCATATAGTTGAGAAACCGTTTGGGTGCCTTGGCTTTTTTGATCAGCTCAAGGATTTCATCGACCTGTTCCTCAGTCATCGGGCCGCCCGCACCGTCATCGTCATCGCCAACCACAACTATATTGAAAATGTTGCAGGCGACGTAACGGCGCAGATAGCTATTCGAGCTGCCCACTGCTTGGACATTGTTTTTGCCGCCCGAGGTATCGAGCGGCGCGGCCATGAAAGAGTCTTCATAGTGGCCACCCGGCAGATGCTTTAGCCGGCCGCGGATCATTATCCTACCGTCTGACTGCGGCTCGTCCGAATAGGATAGATCCATTTCCTCGCGGGCCAATAAGGGGCCGAGCACCTTGTCGATTTCTTCCAGCGGCGCATACTTAAAGGCATCGTAAAGACCGGCTCTTGGATTGTTCTTCTCTACTGGGTATTGCACCCATTTGTTCTTGATGATCTTGATGCCGGCGAGCGCGGTCAATACGCGGCCCTTTGCTGCATTGAAAGCCAGCTTGTCGTTCCTGTCTAAGATGCGCTCTTGGACGGCCAGCAATCGTTCGAGCTTCTCGACGTCTACAGCCGGATCAAGCACGACGCGTTCGATAAGAGCGAGCATGCCAGAGGTTTCATTAATGCTTGCGGTCTCCGGCGGGGAGGCCGGCATGGGGGGCATCCGGCCACCACGGGGAAGCGATGGGACCGCCGGAGACCGCTCCTCAGACGCGAGGTCTGAGGATTCAAGATCGTCTGTCATAAGGTGACATTTCCCAACGCGCCTTCTTTCATCTGCTGATGCGCAAAGCGTACTATTCGCTCAACCGCACTAACAATTTCGGGGCCGTTGGGCACAACTTCTATGGCGATATCGTTGTCGCCATCTTCTCGGTCCCAGCACGCAGTCAGGCCCACCGCGCGGTAATCGTCCAGCATTTCAACCTCAAACCATCCGCCGGCCCTGATAAATTCATGGGCAAGAGTTTCGATCTCTTGTGGCATGTCAATTTCCGTTTGCAGCTGGCGCCCATCTGGCATCAGGATTTGCGTAAATGAAATGCTCATTTCTGTCCTCCATCGCTCGGGGCAGATTAAGGGACGGTTTGTCCGGATGTCAAGGGTCTCGTTCTTGACACTCAATACGAAATGTCCGATATCGCCGAGCATGGTAGATCAATGGGCTTTCATAGAAAGCGTGGCCAGGAACCTCGGGGTGACCCATGGGACGCTGATGAAGTGGCGGATTAGAGGGGTGCCGGGGAAGTATCGATTGCCGATCGTCGACGAAGCTTTAGCCCAAGGATTTGCTTTTGATCGCGAAGCGTTTGACCGTCGTCCTCCGCGGAGGCGTCATCACACACAGGAGAAAGCAAATGGCACGTAGGAAGAAGGATCTCGATTCGGAGTGGCCGAGCAACGGAGCCGAGCCCACAGGAGACATCGACGCGGAAGCATTCGGTCAATATGTCGCGCGCGCCGGGGAGATCATGAGACAGCAGAAAGCTCTCGGCGATCGACTCAAAGAACTCTGCGCTGAAGCTGACGAGGCTGGCGTGGCGAGCAGGAGCGAGGTCCGCCGGCACGCGCGCGAGAGTTTGATGAAGCAGGATGTGCTCCAGGCCCGTTTAGAGCGCGATGCAGCGCTTCGGCGTGCCCTTGGCGAATATATTACCACCCCGCTAGGGGGGGCCGCAGCGCGCTCTGCAGAGGCTCCAGGAGCGCTCTAAATGGATACACTTCCGCCCCCAGACCAGTTAGAGCCCCACCCGATAGCGCTGCTTCCTCCTCCACTCTCATCGGAGGAAGCGCGCTTGTTGGCCAACGATATTCGGAAAAGGGGTTTGCTTCATGACATTTGGTTGTACGAGGATGCCATTAACGGCGGGGAGAAGAAGTTTTACATCCTCGATGGCCGCTCCAGGAATGAAGCCTGCGTCACCGAAGGCGTTGAGCCACGGTATAAAATATACGACGGCACCGATCCTTTAGGGCACGCCATGAGCCTTAATGAGCGCCGGCGGCATTTGTCGCTCGCTGAGCGTAGGCTCTTGGCCAAGCGGATCGTCGAATACGATCCCACCATCACAGACCGTGAACTGGCGAGGAAAGCCGGGCTCGGCAGTCATGCTACGGCTGCCAGCGTCCGCCGAGAGATAGCGGAGACTGATCCTTCCGCCCCCCTAGTCTTCCCCGCGAATCGTATCGAGAGAACTCTCAGGAAAGACGGGACGCCAAGAAGGCAGCGCGGGCGCAAGCCTGGCACAAAGTCCACGAAAGCCAAAGCCAAGCCAAATTCTCGGGGACAGTACATCGTATTGACCGGCGCCCGTCTCAAAGCTGATCCCGAAGACACCTACTACATTTGGGTTGCAGCAGCGGAGGACAACCACGCTGGCAATCAGACGCTTTCCGATCACACAAAGCGTAAATTGATCGGGAGATGGGCTAAGGTACTCGGATATGATTTCGATGATCCGCCGGAAGCCGCATGATGCTGAGCGACCACTATTCTATTGACGCGCAAATCAAATGCGTTCAACGCGAGATAGAAATGCGTGAGCGCGTATATCCGCCGCGTGTTACGTCGGGAAGAATGAATGAGCACCATGCCAGGCACGAAATTACCTGCATGAAAGCGGTGCTACAAACCTTGATATCTGCCCTTGCCGATGCGCCCATCAAGCTCAGTAGGGGGCGGTAACAATGAAGGCGACAAACGCGGAATTGCTTGCAGCCTATGCTGAATTGGGGAATGTTCATAAGGTCGGCGAGCGATTCGGCATGCGCGGCACGTCGGCGCATGAAAGACTCTCGAAGCTAGGCGCCATCAATGTCAAGCGTTGGACCGAGGGAGAGTTAGATAGGCTCCGAATCGAATACAACATAGCAGCCGATGCGGGAAAGCTGAAGGATCTTGCGGAGGATCTCGGGCGCCACAAGACGGTCGTTTGCGAAAAAGCCCGTGAACTTGGCCTCACGAATAAAAACAGGACACGTATTTCTATTTCAGTTTGGAAATATGTTAACGAAGAGCATGCGAGACCGATCTTTGAGGATTTTAAGAAATCGTCACGCGAGTTAGGGCAATATTGCCGATACAAAGGGTATGATAAGCTCGGATTCTATAAGTGCATGGTTCGCCATTTTCCTGACGAATGGGAGCACGTCATTGAGTCTAAGCGATTTTCACAAACCAAGTATCGGATAGGACGACAACTGGAATATCGCGTCCGAGACCATCTTAAAAAGATAGGATACTTCGCTCTTCGGTCGCCAGGATCAAAATCGCCTATTGACCTTATTGCAATCAAACCACATCAGGTGCTATTCATTCAATGTAAACGTGGCGGTAATTTAGGTGTCGCCGAATGGAACGAACTGTTCAAGATCGCAAGTTCTTGTGGCGCCATTCCGTTGCTTGCAAGCAGTCCTACGGGGCGTGGGACAGTGTTTGAGCAACTCATGGCGCTGAAAGACGGGAGCAGGCGTGCCCAGCCTAAACAGGTTATAAGCTTCGTAACATAAAAGGCCGCCGATGGAGGTGGCCATCGGCGGCCCTACAGAGAGGAGATCCCGTGCTAAGGAATCAGGACGTATCTACTCCATTATCGCCGAATGTCAACGTAATTCACCGCGTGAGCTTTCGTGGCGTTCTCCCATCGTTGCTATCATCGGGGAATGAGCGCCATGTTTACACTCGGCTGTGCGATACAAGGGAGAAGGCGGAGGAATTGTTCGCCGAGGAACCCACCGCATATCAGATCGATCGCTGGGAACCGGCAACTAAAGGCTGGGTTCTGCTCGCTGTGCGTGACCGATGAGCGACGAGCAGCGAGACGATCAAATCGAAAATTGGATTCGCGAACGCGAGGAGAAACCGTCTCCGGTAGAATCTGCTGCGGTTCGTAAGCATGTGAGCCAGCCGCGTTCGGCGCGGGCTCACATCATCGTGACATACGAAGTCCGCAAGCGGGTCGGCGATATCATAGACGTGTTCAGAATCGCCGAGCGCCTTGATGACGACACCCTCAACTTTATCCACCGGGAACTCATCATGGATCTGCTTGAGGACATCCGGATCTATCGGGCCGAGTTAGACGACATCGAGCGGTGGGCTCGCGCGCAACTGACCAAAAAGCCGACACCAGTTCGTGAATAGGCGACCACATCCTCTCACGGTTGATCCGCCAGAATTAGTGATGGCGGGTCTGCCGATGCGCAAGATGCGGCGCCCGATCGAATGCACAGATGATGATCGCTGTTGGGTGAAAAGAGGGCGTCCTGCAGTTTTGACGCACGGCGCCAACGCCTCGCGATGCATCGCCTGCAATGGGATAATCAGATGACAGGGTGCCGAATGGCGGATCGTTTCGGTTAAACGGCTTCCGGTTACAGAGCGACGGCCCTGTTAAAAGGAGACGAGTAGAATGGCGAATAACGTACTCAAACTCCGTCCCTCCACCCCAGTAGAAGATGTCGATAAACGGATAACCTCCCTCATCGATTGGTGGGGAGTAGATCCTGAACCAGCTGACGACATAGTACCTTTCTTGATCCCCCGAGGCATGGTGACGCTCCTGGCGGGGAGAGCGGGGTTTGGGAAGACGTTTCTTAGCCAGATGCTGCAAACCGCCGCTGCAATTGGCGGGGAGTGGCTAGGGCAGCCCGTGCAACAGAGCAAATCCTTCGGTCTATATTCCGAAGATCCCGCAGCGAGGATGCAGCCTCGCCAAGAAAAGATATGCGATTATTATGAGATCGGCTATCCGAGTTTGATAGATGTCTCGGTAATGACTAATGATGATGGCAATTTCGAACTCTTCAGCTGCTTCAGAAAGTTTGGGCCTGGTACACCGCGGACTCTATGGGCTCAAATCGAGCAACGATGTCAGGAAGAACGCAAGACATTGATTATCCTAGATAATGCGCAGAATGTATTTTCCGGAGATCACAACAACCCAATTCACGTCAATTCGTTCATCCGTTTTTTCAATTCTCGCGCAAGAGAACTACAGGCCGGCATCGTATTGCTATGTAACCCGCCTAAAGATCGATCGAGCTACTTCTCAGGAATCCAGCGCTGGGAAGATTCGGCTCGCCACACGCTATCCCTTTCAGCCATAAAGGATCAGAACGGCAAAGATATTGACGGAGAATTCGTGCTGAAAGTGGAGAAAGGCAATTATGTTCCCTACAACCATCCGCTGAAGCGCCGAGGCATTAGCCTCTATTGGAACGATTCGGGTGTTCTCGTGCCCCGAGAGAGCGAGGAACCCGACCCTCTAGACTCACTCGGCAGGTTGGATCTACAGCTGCGAATCGTAAAGGCCGTCAAGCACGCTACCGACGTCTTAGGCTGGAAGTTTGCCGCTGATCCCTTGAGTCCAAATTATCTGCCGGGAAAGCTCGCGAGCCAGCGACAATGGCAACACGTTTCCTGGGGAGATATCGTCGGTGCGCTCGATCATCTTCTCTCGGAAGGCAAGCTGGTGAAGGTCAACGTCCGTGACTCTTGGCTGATTCGCGCTCCGGATAGCCAACCATACCTCGGAGAGAGCACGCAATGAGCCGATCTCACGCGGGGCGTTGCGTTCCGGTTCAAGGTGTCGTAAATGAGAAAGGCCCGAGCAGTAACTAGCTGACTCGGGCCTTCCGAATACGTTCGCGCCAGTCGACGTTTCGGTCTCGATCATCAGATAACACGATCGAGAGCATTCCGCAAGATCCTGGCTCGGTCAGTGAGGACAGCCCCGTAATGTGTCCTTCAGCGTCTCGGCTTCCGTCGAGGAGGAACTAGATGAGTCGTCGTGTGAAGCGGAAATCCCATCGTTCAAATTTTCGCATTAGAGTGGTGGGTAACACGCCTAACGGCGGTAGCAAGCTGATATCTAAAGCCGCGGCATGGCGTAAGGTTAAGGCGCGCATGGCCCGTCGCTTAGATATGGCACAACTTGCGGCTTTGCGTGAGCATGGCTTGGTCTAGATCCACTACCAGGAAAAGCCTGTATTCCAACGCATACGAAATTGCTCGGAACCGTGGCCCATAGGACGAGCGGCCTGCCTGAGCTTGCGTTCAGGCTTGAGGGTGAAAGGGCGATGCAGCCAGAGTCCGAACCTGCATCGCGGTGCAGCCTAAAAAATGCACCAAGGCGGCCCACAAGGTGGGGGATTCGCCGCTAAGGAGCGGTACGGGTCCATCCCTGAGTACGCTGGTGGCTCTGTGTGCCACCATGACCAAAGGACACGGTCACTGCCTTACCCGGGAGCGGGCGCATATCAGGCAGGCGGAAAGGGCTATAATTATGTCTAAGAGAAGAAGACATGCTGACAATGAAAATGAGTTTTTATGAAAGAAGGGCGAACTTCCCAGATAGCGAACGGATGGAGGAGAGAAGAAGATGAATCGCCTAACTCTGATAATAGAGTTGTATTACGACGCTGAGCAAATGCATGGGGATGATCCTGAGGGAAAGCGATGGTTTCTAGACGATATCCTCGGAGATGAGGATGGGCTCATCCTGCACTCCAACGAAATTGGAGATACGATCGGTCGGATAATCGTTCGGGAACATGTCAGCGATCCTATTAATACTGGAATCGCATCCCAAGATCATGCCACGAAACCAGCGGCTCCGCCGTATAATCGACATAGGGATGTATGACTCTGCCGTAGTGCCAGAGTGCGAACTCGATCTGTAGGGAAATGCTCATGAAAATCGAATCGTGGTTCTCTGACTCGGAGAAGCGGCGTTGGAAGATAGTGCGTGCCGATTACTTCAACGGCACCGGTGATGTGCCGTGCGACGATATCATCAGCGCGGACGAATTTTCGGGTGAATGCTACGTGCGTGTGGGCGGCGAACCCAAGACGCTAGCATTCGGGACAAACGGAATCCGTCTTGTCGCGCGCTAGGGTTGTACGAAATCTTCCGTGAGCCACGTCACGCCGTTGTGGTCTACCACCAGACCAAGCCCTACGGTCGTGAAGGACGAACTCATGATGTTCTGGTAGTGGCCGCCGCTTGGTCCTTCCGCCATCATTGAATTGTGTATGTTTATGATGGCTTGCGCCTCACTAACCCCTGACCACCAACCCTCGTTTTCCCCCGCGCTAGACCAAGTAGCGCACACGTCGCCTGGGAACAGGTCATGATTATTCAAGGCCCCCATCTGGGCCATGCTCTCCGAATTCCCGATCGAGCCTATACAGGAACCCGTCCCATTGGACATAACCGCACTAAACGTATATGGCGGGAGACCGCCACCGGCGCGACTGGTGTTGATCAGGTTGAGCAATTGTTGCTGAAACATGTCAGGGCCGCCCGAGCCTGACGGCAGGACGGTGATATCGAGCTGAACGCTCTGACTCGCGGCATAAGCGGCGGGGGAGCCTAGAGCCAACGCGAAGGCGAGCCAAGCATGCTTATTCCGATAAACGCGCCGATACTCGGTGACTTTCCGATCGATTTCGCACTGAAGTTCCTGTCGTTCGATGGAGGATAGTTCACCATGCGGAGGCTTATGATTCATCATACGGCTCAGCCTTGTGACGTCGCGCGTTAGCTTTGCGATTTTTTCGAGACGAGTCATACGCGAGTCACGATGAATCCATCGCGCATAGTCTGAATCGTGTAAATTCGGCCAAGAGTGCGCGCTCGATGATTAACGGCTCTACACACATTTCTGCGTTGATCGCCGTGTCCATAAGACATGTCATCGAGCGCTATAGTGCAGGTTTCGCCAGGAGCCAACTCGGCAATGGGGCGGTATTTGAAGCCTCCACGGGGAGGGCGGACGGCATCAACTGGAATGGCTGTAGCGATTTTTAGAGCGGTTGAATAGGAAACGCCACCACGACGTACCTTCTCATACACGGTTCTCTGATATGTAGTCATGCTAGGAAGACGACGGCCGCCTCGATTAGGCTTGTTAGCGTATCGTCCCTGCTGCCATGCCAATCGTACACGAGCTGACTTTCGCGACGCAGAACGTCTCATTCCCTCTAATCGACGAGCCCGTACCACAGGATCTCGCCAAGACTTTGCCGTTTGGCGAGAAAAATGTTCCCGATAATCAGGATCGGTCCAAATAGCCCGCATCTGCTCGCTGCTAATCATTGGTTTGCCGACACAGAGACCGTTTGGACGGTGTTTGCATCTCCGGAAACTCCCGGCCCGGTCGGGTTTACGATCAAATTGACGCTAGAACCGGTGGTCGCGGAGAGCGCAAAGACAGCGCTGTCGTTACCATAGGGAGCCGCGAAGCTGTAGGTTCCGGTAAATGGACTGCCGTCGCTCCAGCTCGCTGTAACAGTCGCAACCGTTGCGCCAGGCGCTGCATCATCCGGGATCGAAGGGTTCGCAGGTAGAAACACCAGAGAAAGGGTCGGTGGAGGTGGCGCTGATGGCGTGAAAATAACGTCCACGAAATAGTTGCTATCCTCATAAGTTGAGGTCGGAAACTGAAAGCCTCCGCCATAGGTATAGATGCCGTTGCCGCCGCTGACACCACTCGCCGGAGCGACTAAGGGACCACTCGTCACGCCGTTCGTCAGCCCGAACTCGGTTGCCCCATAATCTCCATTCGAGGTGTAATAGGCCACGATTAGGGTCGTGTTCACCGGGATCGATATCGGCGAGGCAAAAGCGGCCGTCTCCCATCCGGCATGGAAATTCGTTGAATCACTAGGGAATTTGACCTGTCCGAGCAACGTTCCACCCGCCGTATAAAGCCGACAGGTATAGCCATTGCTATCTTTGTGTGCGCGATAGATCCGGCAAGCCGAGACCGTGCCTGCCTGCGTCGAATAGAACTTTATCCCAAGCGTGACGGCGTTGGGATCGTTCTCTAATACATTTGCGGGGACAGCGTTGCCGAATAAGGTGACCGTCTGCGCTAAAGTACTATGTGATAGCCCTAGCGACAGGATGACGGCGAAACTCCAAGATTTTTTCATTATTCCATCTCCGAATTCACGGCTGGGTCGCGGTAACGGTCACAGCGTCAGTCCGACCGCAATCAGCCGCCGCGATACCGCTAGGGCCGACGACAAGATTATGGCCGTTGAGCGTAAAACTTGCCGTATCGCCGGTGATGGACAACGCCGCAGTCTTGCCGTCGCCACCCGTGGTCGATGCTGTCGATACGATAGTCCCAGGCGCGGCCGAGCATGAGAGTGGGCCAGCCGGGTTCGGCATCATCGTGAGGGTAAATGTTGGGCTACCCGACACGGCTATGCTGACCATGACAGAGCTTATCGCTCCGCTGGGTGGAGGAGGTGGCGGGCTACCAGCATCACAAAAAGGTGGATTGACGTTGCACGTCCCAACCGGGAAGCATCCCTGCCCCAACGTTTGGGAATAGCAATGGGTCGAAGGGCAAGGGGAACAATCTGTCTGTGCTAGTGCTGGTCCGAACGGTAAGAAGAGGAAGGGTACAGCGAGATAACGCATCGGGTGCTCCTTAAAACGGGTAGTCGACATCGCCTTCTAGCCGCCGAATCCTTGCTCGCAAATCCAATGCCAAGGCTTCCAAGAGCTTGGCCTCGGTATAGTTCGCATATTCCCCACGATCCAGACGCTGCAGGATCTCCCCTCGCTCCACCCGCAACCGATTCGCGCGCGCATGCAGTTCGTCCATGTTTTCCTCATTTCACCAAGACAGCGGCACCACCGATGAGGGCGCCCTGTCCGATCATCAGAGTGCCGGCCGCACCCACCGCCGCCGATACGCCGGGAACTATGCCCATCCCGGTGGATACACTCGTGCCGGGTGGTGTGTTCACGACGCAGAATGCGTTGAACGAGTCCACATGGCAGCGGCCCAAGTCCCCAGCACTATACTCCATGCATCCGGTGAGTAGGAAGGAGAGCGCAATCACTCGGATCACGGCCCCACCATCGGAGGGGCGGGATTCGGGTTCACCCTGATGATGGGGCGCCTCGGAGCGGGCGCCATAGGGGCGTCTCGTAACAGGAGAGGTTGATATGGCACCTGGAAGCTCATCTGTGCCGTGATCTTGGCTTGAGCCTCCAGCTCTTTCATCCCTCCAGGGGAGCAGTGGTACCACTCGTCGACCGCCCAACTCACCGCCATGGGGTTGCTCGTAGGCGGTACCGCGTTAGCAGCGGTCTCGTATGCGTTGAGATAATTCTCGACCATGATCGCGTCGGCCGTCGTGGGAACATAGCCTGACGCAGAAAGCCCCGCCAAGAGGGTCTGGGCGAGCGAGGCGCCCAACCCTGCCAGAGGGAAGGCTAGCGTCATCCCGGCCCCTACAGCGCCCACGCCGAGGCTCCCGAGGGCAAGGCTAGTCTGCTGGGAAGCTGCGCCGTTCAGGAAAGCGAAACACGCCGCGCGAACGCTCTCGTCAGCCACCTGCCATGTGATCAGCGGATTCCCGGAAAGCATCGCAGCTTGCTGCATATCAACCCCCACGGAGGTGTAAGTCGGCTCGGGAGGTGGAGGCACAGGTGTTGCACAGCTAGAGAGCAGCATTAGGGGGATGGCGATGCGTCGAATCATGCTTCAGGACCACATATTTTGACGCCATCAATTACGACAACCCGTGTGTTTCCATTTTCGTACCACCGGAAAGCTTCAAGCATGCGTGTCGCGGTCTCACAAACCACGCAGTCTGGTGCGTAATTGTGCCCCCATTCTAATAAAAGAGCTGCCGTTATTTGGGAAAGTTGTTCAGCCGAAAGCTCGGTTAAGCATTGATGAAAACTATCGAGCAACATTTCCGCGGTTATGCATTTCAGACAACCTGCGTGGTGCATACAATGACCTAACACGCTTTGGGTTATCTCAGTAATTTGCTTTATATTCATTACTTTTTCCTCATGGAAGGTGTTATTATGGCGGAGGTGTCGTCATAAAGTCTTGGACGGCCTTAGCGGCTGCTATCAAGCCAGTTACAATCGCTGCGGCGATCTGATTAGTAGTCGGCACGCCCGCAGCAGCCACTGTGAGATATGAGCCGCCGCCGATTACGATGAAGCTAACTAAAGCCGTAAGGCCCATCTGTACGTATTTGTTCATGTTGCCCACCATGCGGTCAGCGAAGGGAGATCGCCAAGGAATTGGTTGATGTCACTTTTGCCGGGAACGCCGGGAAAATTGTTGGTCTCGGAGAACTGCCACAGCTTGTATATGGCTTTTGCGATCGGTCCGTACTCGGCTAACCACAGGTCACAAGCCATCAGGATCGCGGAGCCTTGGGACTGTTGCCACATGGAATAGTCCATGTAGAGCAAGGGGCGCTTCCCTGTGGCCAGGCGAATCGCGGAAACAAGCTGCTCAGCCTGCATTTGCGAGCATTGGTTCCCTGGGTTCGCCTCATAGTCCACGGCGAGTTTGAGTCGAGGGTGCGCCATCGTACCTAGAGCGTTCTCAACCGTGCTCAGAAACAATGTCACCTGTGAGTTAGGGTCGTCGCCGGTTGCGAACAGGTATCCCCCGATGAGTTTGCCGCCCCAGAACACATCTTGCGCGCGATGGAGCCACGTTGGATCAA